TTTTAAATCCAATTGAGGTTGTTAAAGCCGCAGCTCCATCCGCATGGCCGGTTTGTGCTGCTGCAGCGGGAACGATTGCTTGCATTGTTGGAATTCAAGCAATGAATCAGAAGCAGCAGGCCTCTCTTGTGGCGATGTATGGCATTGCAGCAAAGAGTCTGAAGAAGTACGACAGTAAAATCAAAGAGCTATTTGGCGAGGATGCACCGACTAAAGTGAAAACAGCGATTGCACAGGACACAGTCGATGAGTGTCCTAAGCCAAATTCTGTCGGAGATGCTTGTCTGTTCTACGACATGATCTCTGGTAGATATTTCACGAGTACAATGCTGGAAGTTCGGGATGCAGAGTATCATTTCAATCGCAAATTCGCGACTGAAGGCGGACAAGCCACATTAAATGATCTCTATGACCTTCTCGGACTTGATCCAATTGAGGGCGGAGATATTGCCGGTTGGGATATTTGCGAGGCTGGCGAATTCTATGGGTACGAATGGATCGACTTTGAACATCAACTGACGCAGCTCGTTGGCGATGATGGGAATGAGTTTGAATGTTATATTCTTTCCTGTCCATTCCCGCCCTGTTATCTGAACACGCAAGAAGAATTTGATCCAATTGAATTTGAATGCGCAGAAAAAACACCGCTTATTATGAAGGAGGCATGAACTTATGAAAAAGGTCAACACATTGAAAATTCTCGGCGTCGTATCGTCTGTCCTTGGTCTGGTATTGCCATTACTGGATCAGTATCTGGACGAGCAGAAAACGAGAGAAATCGCACGTGAAGAAGCTCAGAAGGTTCTGGCTGAATCCAACGAAGAAGAGTCTGCATAAGGCTCTTCTTTTATATTTGCTATGGATGCAGCTGAACTTGTTGTGAAGTATATAGAGACTTCACTTCCTCCGCCTCAGATCGAATGGGGGCGAAGAGAATTTGATCAGAGGATCTATGAACGATGGGCAGCAGAAGAACTGTTATCTCGTCTGTTGAACTGCGGTGAAAAAGATCCAGTTGCAGTTGCTGACGGATATTTACTATCTCTTATCGCTGCCACAGGGTCTTGCATAGATAATAAAAACCTTATATTCTCCTCTGCGATTCATACCGCGGAGACATTATTACATCTCATTGAGAAGGAGTATTCAGTATGAAGACGACAACTTTAACAAGTATGATGACTTGTGTATGGAAGGTGATGCGAAAACATTCTCCTGAGATCCTGACTGCACTTGGAATCGCCGGATTTACGACAGCCGCAGTAATGGCCGTTAAAGTCACACCGAAGGCATTGGAAAAAGTACGGCAGGACAGCCAGAAGAACCATAATGGTGATCGGTATGCCTATACAAAAAAAGAGGCAGTTGCATCGGCTTGGCGTCATTATGTACCTGCAGTTGGTGTCGGCCTTTCATCCGCTGCCTGCCTGATATTTGCCACATCTACCAATCTGAGACGAAATGCAGCACTGGCTACGGCATATTCGATCTCGGAGGCAACACTTCGGGACTATCAGGCAAAGACGCTTGAGATGGTTGGTCCAGAAAAAGAGCAAGAAATCCGTAATGCTGCAATCAAAGAGCGTACCGAGCGTCAGCCGATTCAGACGGACAAGCTCTTTGTGACACGAAAGGGCGAGACTTTGTGCTATGATCCGTGGTCGGATCGATTGTTTAAGTCAGATCCGGACTTTATCACGAAAGCAGCAAATTTGCTCAGCCGGGAAATGCTGGATACCGGATATGTCAGCCTGAATGATTTCTATTATGAGATCGGATTGGCAGAGACAAAAGCTGGCAACGAACTCGGTTGGAAAGTCGAGAAAGGGCTGATCGACCCCATCTTCAGCGGCCAGCTCACAGAGGACCAGCAGCCATGCTTGGCTATTGACTTCCGTGTACAACCTGCGATTGGGTTCGATGAATGAGGTGACAACAGATGAATTTGAATTTCAACAGTGTATTTGGACAGAGAATCGTTTCTCGAATTATACATCGAATCGCAAAAAAGAAGTTTGGCTGCGATGTAGATGTACAGATCTCGGATCTTCAGCTCTATGAGACTGCAGACGACAAGCATGTGTGTTTGTCGGCTAATTTTAAGCTGAGCGTTGTAAAGAACGATGTTGATAAACTTGTCAACATGGTCTGATTACGCGAAATTTACATCTGCTCTAATGGAGAAATACCAAAATTATTATAAAGGAGTTTTAACAATGGAAAACACTATGAACAATGAAGTCATCACGAAGGAAACGGAAGCTACTTCCGAATCGACGGAACTGACTCCTGCAAAGCAGGATGATGTGCATGTTATGACTACTGGCGAAACCGCTATTGGCGTCGGCATTATTGGCGGACTGTCCGTGCTTGCATGGGAGGCCGCGATTAAGCCGTTGGGCAAGAAGGTGCTCGCCGCAGGCAAGACTGCACTTCAGAAAGCGAAGGAGAAAAAGGCCGGTAAATTCGAGAAGAAGGCCGAAGAACCTGAAGACCTCGTTGAGGTTGACGAGAATTAAACTCGATTAATAATCCGTAATTCTCAGTGAGAGGAGTCCGCAAGGGCTCTTCTCTTTTATTTTTATAAGGGAGGTTGACTATGGATTTATATTCGTACACCGGTCCGGTCACAATGTTTGATCGTTGCGTTGCAAATTGCTGGAAGGGCGAGACGTATGCTTCCAGCGAGAAAAAAGCAAAAAGTAATTTGATCTTCCAATATAAGCAGCAGCACGGCTTGATTCCGGCGAGTAAAGTCAATCTTCCCGGCAAGCTTGTTAAGCTCGAACGATGAAAGGAGCCGGTTATGGCTGAAATCAAATCTTTGGAAGAGAACAATGCACCGCGTGAGAAGCGGGAAAAGCTCATCACGGGTGAAGCAAAGACCAGAAAGCGTCTGAGCGATGTCTTTATTGCAGAGGATGTCCGGACTGTTAAGAATCACATTTTCATGGATGTGGTTGTCCCTGCAATCAAAACTGTCATCGTGGATATTGTCACAAATGGCATTCAGATGATGCTTTGGGGTGACACAATCAATCATGGAAGAGCGCCAGGAACCAAATACAACTATGGTAACTGCTATAACAGTTTGAATCAGCCGCAGCGTACTCAGAAAACCAATTATACGGGATACGGTTACGAAGATCCGATCGTTACCTCTCGTGGTGATGCGGAACGGATCTTGCAGGAGATGAGCGAGATCATTCAGGAATATGGCCAGGCGAGCGTTGCGGATCTTTATGATCTGTGTGGCATTACTGGTCGCCAGACTGATATGAACTATGGTTGGACAGAAATGCCCGGAGCCCGTCCCATTCGAATTCCTGAAGGCTATGTCATTCAGATGCCGAGACCTATCTGTATTAAATAAAAGAAAGGATATTTTTCAATGAAAAACGAAATGATGCAAAAGGCCGCAAATGCCTTGACGAAATTCAGTGCGAAAGCAAAAGCCCATTCCCCGGAGATCCTGCTGATTGCAGGCATTGCCGGTGCAGTCGGTACGGTGATTCTGGCATGTGTCGGAACCCGGAAACTCGATGCTGTTCTTGAGGACAGTAAGCAGCGTATCGATGAAGCAAAAGAAACCGCCGTTGAGAATGAGGACGAACAGACAACATCTGGCAGTCAGAAGGCGCTTGTCCTGGCATATGCGCAAACGAGTCTGGACTTTGCGAAGATTTACGGTCCGGCAGTTGTGCTTGGCGGACTATCGATCTATTGTCTGCTCTCTTCGCATCGGATCATGAAGGATCGTAACGAATCTCTCGCTGCAGCATATACAACTGTCTATACGGCATTTAAGCAGTATCAGAATCGCGTTGCGGAGAAGATCGGTGCAGAAGCAGAAAAAGAAATCCGCTATGCTGTTGAGAAAAAGAAGGTCGACGAGACTGAGACGGACGAAAATGGGAAGCAGAAAAAACTCAAGAAGTCTATTGACATCGCGACAATGCCGAGCGGCTATGCGAAGTTCTTTGATGAGTGCTCCCGCGAATGGGTGAAGGATCCGGAACTCAATCTGATGTTCCTGCGCGGCAAACAGGCGATGCTCAATAATAAGCTTCAGGCGTGCGGCTTCGTGTTCCTGAATGAAGTCTATCGCGAGCTTGATCTTTGTGAACCGACGCAAGAAGGACAGGTCGTCGGTTGGTACTATACACCAGAGCATCCGAGTTTCATCGACTTCGGCATTTACAACACTAACCGTTCGACAGAGCGCTTTGTCAACGGATATGAGCGCTCGATTCTGCTTGACTTCAATGTAGACGGTGTCATCATCGATAAGCTGTAAGGCTGAAGGAGGATGAAGATGCATAAAGCATTATATTTTGCACTTGGCGTTGCCGTAGGTGCAGGTGCATCGTGGTACTTCTGGAAGGAGTATCACAGAAAAAGAGCTGACGAAGAAATTCAGTCGGTGAAGGATGCCTTTGCATCCAAAAAAGCCGAAGAAAGCAAATCTGAGAAAAAAGAAGTACAAATGACGGTGGATCTCGAAGCAGATTCAGTCACTTATGAGAAGGAGCGGCAGTCCAAACTTCAGGACTATCGAGCAATGGTTCGTGAGTCTGGCTATCGGTCACGGACTTCTCCGAAGGATTTGCTGGAAGATGATCCTAACGAACCGCCTCCTGGAGACAATGTGACTAAGCCATACATCATCAAGCCAGAAGAGTTTGACACACTCGATAACTACGATGCTGTCTGCTATACCTACTATGCAGATGGCGTTTTGGTCGATGAAGATGAAGATCCACTTGAGATTCCTGAAATCGCTACGTCGATCGGCTTGGACTTTGCTTCCCACTTCGGTGATTATGATGAGGATTCTATTCACATTCGAAATGATCTGCGCCACATCGATTATGAAATCGTCCGAGATTTGAGAAAGTACGGGGATTTCCATGAATCAGAATGAGCTGGCTGACGCCTACTTTGAGTGGATGTATCAGCTCGCATTTCCAAACCAAAATGATATTTCATATCGGAGACTTTGTGCATACCTGAATAATGTCACATTCTATCCACGCTTGCCAATGGACGAGAATCGTGCACAGGATGGCGAAGATCTCCGATATCGTTTTGGCTATGATCAAGGTTATATCCATCCAGAGATTGGATCACTGCTTGATTATAGACCATGCAGTATGCTGGAGATGATGGTCGCTCTAGCACTTCGTATGGAAGAAGACATCATGGCAAATCCAGCAATGGGTAATCGCTTACCGCAATGGTTCATGGAGATGCTGCAGAGTCTCGGACTGGATGATATGACGGATGATCAATTTGACCGCCATAAAGTCATGACCGCCGTTCGACGATTCATGGATGGAAAGTACAAGCCAAACGGAAAAGGCGGACTGTTTACAATCCCCTCATGTGAGCGCGATTTAAGAACTGTGGAGATCTGGTACCAGATGAACTGGTATCTGAATAGTATTATTTACGAGAAAGGATGTTAAAAATGGACGAGATGCTTCGTTTCCTGTTTAAGTCAACCATGCGGACAGATTCTGCACTGCGAGCCATCGCAAAGACATTTAAGCATCAGCGAAAATTTAATCGTTGGGTGCTGCTTACCTATCTAGTTCTTGGCGCTGGATATTTTGAAAATCAGCACGAGATCGCAGCTCTGAAGCGCGAAATCAGTGCGATGAAGGAACCGGCAGAGAACGCCAATGGTGATACGGGGAGATAAGTAAAATCTATGTTTGATTTCCTCAGGATTTCTACCAGAAGCAGTAAGCAGGGTATAGAAGTCTATCCTAGATTCCGAATCTGCAAATCGTCAGATCTTATGATCCGTGGCGGTGACTTTTATGCCATCTGGCTGGAAGAACGAGGAATGTGGTCTACAGATGAGCAGGATGTTTTGGACATGATCGATTACGAGGTCGATAAGTACGCCAAAGAAAATAAAGAAATCCTTGGCGACCATCCGAAAATCCTGCACATCCGAGATTCTGAAACTCGTCTTATTGGGCAGTGGCATCAGTTCTGCCAGAAGGACATGCGTGATTCCTATCACATGTTGGACGAAAAATTGATATTCTCGAATATGCCGACTACAAAGAAGGACTATGCAAGCAAACGACTCCCTTATCCACTTGAGGATGGGAGTCATGATGCTTACGACCGTCTGATGTCCGTTTTGTATTCTCCGGAAGAGCGAATGAAAATAGAATGGGCCATCGGGTCCATTGTTTCCGGCGAATCCAAGCGACTTCAGAAATTCATGGTCTTATACGGTGCAGCAGGCACAGGTAAATCGACGGTTCTGAATATTATTCAGCAGTTGTTCGAAGGGTATTATTCAGTCTTTGATGCGAAAGCGCTAGGTTCTTCATCCAATGCTTTTGCACTTGAGGCATTCAAAACCAACCCGTTGGTTGCCATCCAACATGACGGCGATCTGTCTCGGATCGAGGATAACACGAGACTCAATTCTCTTGTTTCTCATGAGATCATGACTGTCAATGAGAAATTCCGCCCTACATACTCTAACCAGTTCAAAGCGTTTCTCTTCATGGGTACCAACAAGCCGGTCAAGATTACGGATGCAAAATCCGGTTTGCTTCGACGATTGATCGATGTTACACCATCCGGCGATAAACTTTCGCCAAAGGAGTACCGAACCGTCACGAAGCAGATAAGCTTTGAACTTGGAGCGATTGCTTATCATTGTCAGAAAGTCTATCTTTCAAACCCCGGACGCTACGATGACTATATTCCTCTTGGAATGCTCGGCGCGTCAAACGATTTCTACAATTATATTCTGGATAGCTACTATGTCTTTAAGTCTGAAGATTCGACAACGCTTCAGGCCGCATGGGCCATGTATAAGACCTATTGCGAGGACGCAAATGTTCCATACCCTCTTTCACAGCGTTTGTTCAAGGAGGAGTTAAAGAACTATTTCTCGGAATATTCTGACCGCTATAATGCGGCTGATGGGAATCGTGTCCGGAGCTACTATAAAGGCTTTCGAGCAGACAAGATCGATGGAAAGGATGTTGGGATCATTCCAGAGCCGACAAAATCGACATGGTTGGAGTTTTATGAACAAAAATCACGATTGGATGAAATTTATGCAGATTGTCCTGCCCAATATGCTTCTGATGCTGGAACGCCGTCTCAAAAATGGGAAAATGTATCCACAAAGCTGAAAGATCTTGATACACATCGACTTCATTACGTTCGCGGTCCTGAAACGCACATCTTTATGGACTTTGATCTTCCTGGTGACGATGGGAAGAAGTCATTTGAACGAAATCTGGAAGAAGCATCGAAATGGCCTCCAACCTATGCTGAACTGAGTAAATCAGGCGACGGGATTCATCTCCACTATATTTATACTGGCGATGTGTCCAAGCTTAATCCCATTTACGCAGATCACATTGAGGTGAAGACTTTTAAGGGGAAGAGTTCGCTTCGGCGTAAATTGTCGAAATGTAATAATCTTCCGATTGCGACGCTCAGTTCAGGTCTTCCACTGAAAGGAGAGAAACCAATGATTGATCCGAATGTGGTACAGAGTGAGAAAGGTCTCCGTACCACAATTCAGAAATGTTTACGCAAAGAGATTCATGGCGATACACGCTCTAATGTCGATTTCATCTACAAAGTGCTGGAGGACGCTTATAAGAGCGGGATGCACTATGATGTTGGAGATATGGAGAACGCTGTGATCAATTTTGCCATGAAGAGTACCAATCAGGCAGATTACTGCCTGAAGCTTGCGACAAAGATGCACTTCAAGTCCGATGATCCGGCAGATCCGATTGCTTCCAATGAAAACGATCCAATTATATTCTTCGATGTCGAAGTCTTCCCGAATCTCTTCCTGATTGTTTGGAAGATTCAAGGGCCTGGACATTCTTGCGTCCGAATGGTGAATCCGAAACCCCGTGAGGTTGAAGAGCTCTTCCGCTATAAGCTGGTCGGGTTTAACAACCGACGGTACGATAATCACATCTTGTACGCAGCCATGCTCGGTTACAGCCCGATAGAGATCTTCAAACTATCTTCCAGGATCATCAATGACCACAATAATGGTGATCTGTTCGGTGAGGCATACAATATCTCTTATACGGATATTTATGACTTCGCATCGGCAGCAAACAAAAAGAGCCTGAAGAAATTCGAGATTGAACTCGGTATTCATCATCAGGAACTTGGGTTGCCGTGGGATCAGCCAGTTCCAGAAGATATGTGGGATAAGGTCGCTGAGTATTGCGAAAATGATGTAATTGCAACAGAAGCAACGTTTGATCATCTCAAGGCGGACTGGAATGCGCGGTTGGTTCTGGCGAAAGTTGCAGGTATGCTGCCGAATGACACCACGAATAGTCTCTCCACCCGAATTATATTTGGCAAGGAGAAGCATCCACAAAGCCAGTTCAACTACCGTGATATGGGCGACACATCCATTCCGACGCATTCGTGGATTTGGCCTCCAGAAAAAGATCTACCATTCAAATCAGCATGCGATGACTACAACCTCTTTGATGATCTGAATCGGCCCGTATTTCCCGGATACAAATACGAGTATGGGAAATCGACCTATCGGGATGTGAATGCGCTCAACCCGAATCCCGATCAACAGACAGTCGGTGAAGGTGGCTATGTCTACGCTGAACCTGGTATATACCAAAAAGTTGTGGTTTTGGACGTTACGTCTATGCATCCGAGTTCGATCATTGCGGAACAGTTGTTTGGTCTGGTCTATACGAAGCGCTTTGAGGAGATCAAAGATGCCCGTATTGCCATTAAACACAAGGAGTTTGATAAGGCTCGGTCCATGCTGAATGGTAGTCTGAACGAAGCCATCGATATGATTGAGCGAGGCGAGATGACGACGGATGATATGTCTCTGGCGCTGAAAACGGTCATTAACTCTGTTTATGGTCTCACCTCGGCAAAGTTTGACAATCCGTTCCGTGACAAGCGTAATGTAGACAACATCGTCGCAAAACGTGGTGCTTTGTTCATGATCAATCTTAGGAATGAGGTGCAGTCTCGCGGATTCACAGTTGCACACATCAAAACAGATTCGATCAAGATTCCGAATGCAACGCAGGAGATCATCCAGTTCTGCTGTGACTATGCGAAACAGTACGGCTATAGTTTCGAACACGAATCAACCTACGAAAAAATGTGTCTCGTCAATAATGCTGTCCTGATCGCAAAGTATGCAGATCCTGAATGGTGCAAAAACGAGTACGGATATATTCCAGAGAAGAACGGAGAGCATCCGAATGAATGGTCTGCAACGGGAACGCAGTTTGCAGTCCCGTATGTGTTCAAGACACTCTTCTCGCATGAACCGATCGAGTTTGGTGATCTCTGTGAAACAAAGTCGGTAACGTCCTCGCTCTCACTGGATATGAACGAGAACCTTCCTCCTGACGAGCACAATTATATTTATGTCGGACGAGTTGGTCAGTTCTGCCCGATCAAACCTGGATGCGGTGGCGGCCTGTTGATGCGCGAAACAACAAACAAGACGACCGGAGAAAAAGGATATGCAGCAGCTACCGGATCGAAAGGTTATCGGTGGCTGGAATCTGAGTCGGTGCGGCTTCTGGAGAAGGAAGCATGCATCGATGTTTCGTATTATGACGCACTTGTCGATGACGCCAGAGCTGCGATTGCTAAATTCGGTGATGCAGACTGGTTCATTGACGGGAAAGAAGACACACCTCCGTGGGAAACTGCGGAGGAACCTTGGTCCAACGGCGATACATTCGCTGTCAGATAAATCAACATTTATATTTTGAAAAGGAGTTTCAACACTATGGAAAACGTTCGTAACATTCCTCCCCTTAACATTCAGGGCGCCAAGATCGTAAAGCGTAACTTCGCCGGTCGTGCGGAAGACTACAATCGTGAGGGCAATCGCTACTTCACCATCCGCATCGATGATCCGGAGCTGGCCAATTCCTTGATTGCAGATGGCTGGAAGCTCCGCGAGGGTAAGCTGCGCAATGAAGACGATGAGCCGCGTTGGTATATGGATGTCAAGGTCGCGTTCAATGAGTATTACCCGACGAAGATCTGTATGTACTCGGGCAAGACTCGGAAAGAGCTGAATGAGGATACCTGCGCGGTTCTTGACCGTGCTCGCATCATCAATGCCGATATGACGGTTCGCCCTCGTTATTGGGAGGTCAACGGCAAGTCCGGGTATAAGGCATACCTGAAGGTGCTTCATGTAACGATCGAAGAAGAAGATCCGTGGGCAGATGCCTACGCTCAGTACGACGAGCAGTAATCTATACATCTCGGGAGCTCTGAAATATGGGCTCCCGACTTATATTTTGGAGGTTTAACTATTATGCGGAAGCTTAATGTCACTATCGAGTGTTTAGCAATGTATAACAGCAGTATTATGGTTCCTAGTGAACTAACTTTTGAAGAAGCAATCGAATATGCAAAAAAACATATCGCTGAGATTCCGCTTGGAACTCTTGAATATGTCTCTGAAAGCGATAATCTGGATGTGGAAAACTGCGATTTCGACGACTGATATTTTGGAGGTTTAACAACTATGAAACAACGTTTTGTATTCGGCCTTGGGCTGACTTTAGGATTTTTCATTGGGGCTGCACAGACTGTTGGACAAATGATGTCCGTTGATGAGATTCGTAAAGCTTGTGCGAATCGTGTAGCAAATAAGATTTCGGATTTTCTATATGGAAAATGCCGTTGCGATTACGCTTATGACTGGCGCTTCGCTACACAGGAAGACTGTGAAAAGGCATGGCATGATATTTGTGAGATCATTCAATTATATGGTCAAATTACTGTAGCCGAGGTAAAGGAAATTGCCGGCGTAAAGTCGAACTCTTCTGAGGATACGAAAAGAGGCTGGGTTGAAAATATCGGTATGTTTATCAGACCCGAAAAAGATGAAACATGGACCATCCATCTGCCGGAACCCAAAAGACTGCCGCTAAGGGGGTATTGCCATGCATAACAGTGTTAAGCAAATCTGCTTGTGCCTTACGATTATGTCTTGGGCTTTGCTACTTCGGACAGTTCCAGACTTCGTCATTACATGGGTTGAGGACCATTGGTGTCTTGCGGCTATTTTTTCCACTATCACATGGCTTGGGTATTGTATCTACGATAATCATAAAAACTGAGAGGAGATGTTTCTATGGTTTCCAACTATAAAGAAGTATATTTTGATCCTTATTGCTCGAAATGCAAGTATCTGAAAAAGACGGAGCAGGAGGAGCCGTGTGACGAATGCCTCAATAACCCAGTCAACGAATACACCCATCGTCCTGTCAAATTCGAGGAGAAGGAATGAGCGGGATTAACCTTTACGATTTCCAACTCGAAGCAGTTAAAAAGATGCATAACGGCTGCATCCTCTGCGGTGATGTCGGAAGTGGTAAATCTAGAACGTCCCTTGCGTACTACTGTCTCCAGCAAAATCGAAGCGGGGATAAGACTGTATATGGAAAGATCCCGCAAAAAATTGAAGATCTCTACATCATTACAACTGCTCGTAAACGAGACACATTCGAATGGGATTCTGAACTAGCGAACTTTCGCATGTCCACGGATCCCGAGAATGACGCATTTAAGCATTCTGTTGTCATCGATTCCTGGAACAACATTCAAAAGTACAAGGACATCAGAGGTGCTTTCTTTATATTTGATGAGCAGCGCGTGGTAGGTCGCGGAGAATGGGTAAAGAGCTTCCTGAAAATTGCAAAGGCAAATCATTGGATCCTACTCTCGGCAACGCCTGGTGATAAGTGGGAGGATTATATTCCGGTCTTTGTCGCCAATGGATTCTATAAAAATCGTACACAATTCAACAACGAGCATATCATCTGGGACCCGCGAGTCAGTTTTCCGAAAGTGCGTGGATATTTTAACACCAACCGTCTGATCAGACTTCGAGATCAGGTACTTGTTCAGATGGACGACCAGCGGACAACAATTCCGCATCACGAAGATGTGTTCGTTGGCTATGATATTTCGGCCTATCGTAATTTAACTCGAACTCGCTGGAATCCATGGCTGGAAAAGCCGATTGAGACTGCATCGGAGCTATGTTATGCATGGCGAAAGGTTGTGAACTCAGATGACTCTAGGCAGATTGCGGTGCTGGAAATTCTGGAAGATCATCCAAAAGCGATTATATTTTACAATTTCGACTATGAGCTAGAGATTTTGAGGAGTATCGGATATGAAGAAGGAACTGAAATCGCCGAATGGAACGGGCATAAACATGACACGCTTCCTACCGGTAACAAGTGGGTCTATTTGGTGCAGTACACAGCAGGTTGTGAAGGATGGAATTGCGTCACGACAGACACAATTATATTTTTCTCCCAAACCTATTCCTATAAAGTGCAGCACCAAGCCGAGGGTCGTATCAATCGCCTTAATACCCCTTACCGAGACCTCTACTATTATCACCTGAGAAGCCGAAGCGCTATTGATCTTGCGATTTACCGAGCTTTATCAGAAAAGAAAACATTCAACGAAGGCGCGTATCTCAAGCGCGCTGGATTTTTTAAAAAGGAGAAAGTTCAATGAGACGACGCAACAATTTGTACCTGATGCTTTTGATTTTTATCATGTTAACACTCGCAATTATTTTCTGTGCATCAATTCTGGTGATTCGGGATCAGAGCGAAACCATGGAACAGCAGCAGGAGCTTGAAGCAGTTCGTATTCATGAGGCACAGGAATCGACAATCGAGCTGGCACCACTTACATATATCGAACCTAATATTTACAAAAATATTGAGGCAGCGGCTCCGAATCCTCACGAAGACACACCCATAGTAATTGAGGACGAGCCCAGCTATGACGGCAAAGGTGGTTTGGAATGCGAATTCAAAGAGGATGTTGAACGACTGGCTTGCGTTATTTATCAGGAAGCTGGCGGAGACACGTGTTGCGATTTGTGTCGGAAGCGAGTTGCAGATGTTGTTCTAAATCGCGTGAAGGATCCCCGTTTCAAGGGTACTACCATCGAGGAAATTCTGACTGACGGTGATCCTGCTCCACAGTGGGGTTTATATTCTGTGACAGGTGTCGTGTGGCCTGAAAAAGCATCGTATCCGGAAGAAGCTGAGGCTGTTCAACGCGCATGGGATACAGCTTTTGATGTGCTAGAAGGCAATCATAGCGATTTGACGGAGGATTATATTTGGTGCGCCGAATTTCCGCAGGGTACGGATATCATTGAGTGTTGCGGAATTTACTTCGGGAAATGAGTAAGATTCCACAAGTCGGCGACCGACGGATGGAGTCGTTCATCAGACGGGGCAATTATAAAAACAGTGAAGCAAGTCAACTCGAGCCATGTGTCGTGACTGAAATCCACCATGCTCATCGCTGGTATCGCGTATATTTTGAAAGGCTTGGTTTCTATGGCACCTATAAATTCGATGACATCGAATCAAATTAGAGAATTGATTAGCCGGCGGCGTCGCCAGGTGCTTGTACATAGTGTCATCTATTACAAACTCAATGCTAATTTGATTGATGATGCAACATGGTCTAAATGGGCTCTTGAGTTAGAAGAATTACAGAATCGATATCCAAAAATTGCTGCAGCATGTCCTTTGGCAAAAGCATTTGAGAACTTTGACCATTCAACTGGAATGAGTTTACCGTTGGATGATCCGTGGGCCGTGCGTACAGCGCAATATCTGCTCTCGATTACGTGTAAAATACAAGGCACTTTATGAAGGGAGTTGATATTTATGAACAATCTTATTCTTTATGGTATTGGAGATGCAAAGTATCAATATCGGGTACTCAAGTATTTCTGTATTTACGATGAGCGCATTGACATTGCTGAAATCAAACGTATCGCACGCACGATGCAGGTGGTAAACCCAAGCATCGAGCATGTATATTAGATCAGCAATCGACATGGTTTGAAACGTGAATTTCAGGAATCGATCAAACGGAACTCGATTGAGAGCTGCGCGATTTTCAAAGACACATTGGAAAGAGAAGGTATTCAAATCTTCTAACTCGTAACGAAGCGGGACGTCTGATACAAGGCGTCTCCGCTTTTATTTTTACGAAAGGATATATAACCATGGACGATTTAAACAACTTCGTACAATCAGTCGGTGCAATGGCTGAAATGACAGCAATATTTTATAACACGTTATTAGACGCGGGTTTATCTGAAGACGTTGCTGTGACATTAACTGCCAAAATGATCGGTGAAGTCCTCAGATCTAATGGAAGCACGAAAAAGGAGGACGAGCAATGAATAACTATATTTTCCTTATCGTTGGCCCTTCCGGAAGTGGAAAAAGCACGATCGCCGAACAGCTGGTAGAAACCATGAATCTCAAGCAGATCGAGTCTTATACCACCAGAAAGCCACGCTTCCGTCATGAAAAAGGACACATTTTCGTGACTGACAAAGAATTCGATAATCTCACTGATCTGGTCGGTTACACTGAATTCTGCGGTCATCGCTATGCAGCTACAGCAGCTCAGGTTGAGGAAAATGATATTTATGTCATTGATCCGGCTGGAGTTGCTTTCTTTAAAGAGAACTATCATGGTACGAAGAAGGTGAAGGTTCTTGGCATCTGGGCAACGGAGCCCGCCAGAAAAAAGAGAATGTTCTTGCGCGGAGATCCGGAGGATGCCATTGTGAAGCGTCTGGAGAACGATAGAACGGCGTTCAGCACAGATATCTGCGATATTGTCTTTTATAACAAAAACCTGCAGGAAACGCGCGAGGCCGTCGCACAGTGTATTTCCTGGTATCTCTTTACCAAGAACTAAACATAAGGAGGACATTATCATGTCAAACGCAACGAAAGAACAGATGAAAGAAGAAGCTATTGCTCGTATGACACTGCTTCATATTCATTCCGATGCTATTCACGAGTTTCGGACTGAGAACCTCGTGAACTACTCCCAGTTCGGCGTTCTCTTCTGGCTCACAGAGGAGCAGCAGAAACGAGTGGACGAGTTTGAAAAGCAGTCTGGAAATCTCGTCTATCATGTAATCGAAAACCATTATGTCGAACTCGGACGGGTGCTTACATTCCTCTATGTCTCGCCATATATGGATGAATGGGAACGGGATCGTAAAGAGCTTGCAGCAAGAGAGCCTCTTGCGTATGTAGCGAATCTCACAGATGAGATTTGCTCCGAGTACGGTCATGTTGGCATTGAATCATGCTGCGGCGGATTAAGGAGGACTTGGTGATGGCGAGTATTCCAACTGGGTTTGTCATTAGGCATGAACGTCGGCTTTGCAAGGTCAACAATGAGCTTGGATATTTTCATTGTTGGGAGCATTTCAGCAAGCCTATACCCGCTGATCTAGCAATTGGCTCTCCCCCGGCAGGCGTTATCAGCCATGTTTCGGGCATCGTGGAATTTGAGGATGATATCCGAATCCGATGTATGGATCTAGGCGTTATCAGCTATGTTTCTGGCATCGTGGAATTTGAGGATGATATCCGACGTGTGGATCCCACTGAAATCAAGTTCTGTGATGAAGAACACGCTGATCTCTGTGCACTGAATAAATATGAAAAGGAGCGCTGCAAAGATGAGAAAAAATGAACGACTCATTGGTATAAGACCATATCAAACATCTACTGGCGATTGGCATCTTGAACTCACGTATGCTTATGAAGACAAAAAAGGCGAGCATCGCGTGATATTTCCCGATGTTATGTGCCCGTTCCCAACGCAAGCCATTCCTTTTCCTGATACTACACCTCATGCTGTAGGAATCTATCTTCGCTCGTGTGGTTTTTCGATTCCAGGATTGGAGCAGATTCCCTTGAATATGGGGTCTTGTCAGCTGGCACAGGAGCGTGGAAATACCGAGCCAGCGTATGCCTTCGATATTATCACAAACTACTTCACTCGTAACATGACGATTGAAGAAATTGAGAAAGAGCTCGGATACAAGGTGAACATTATATCTAAGGAAGAGAAGAAATGACATAAGATTAAATGCAAAAGAAAGGCAAATGCTTGAACAGATCAGCGAGCAGACAGAACAACCTATAGCGACAGTGATTCGCAAAGCTGTATTGGCATATTACGAGGCTGTTAACATGAAGGAGAAAGACCATGACAAATCTTAGCGATACTCTTTTAGTCAGCATTAGTTTTTCGGATAAAGACACCGGCGTATTGGTAGTCGGCAGAAAAAGAAAGAATCAATCTCGATGGTGGCGGCAGCACTGCGTGTATCAGTCCATTTATGGCTTACGATCAGTATCCTCCTATCCGAGGCAAGATTGCGATCTGGACGAAATATGGAATTGTCAATAAGTTAATGCAGTGAAAGGAGATTTAACAATGGACTGGCGGGAATGCGCGATTCGTCTTGCAAATCAAGGTTATACCCGGTCTGGAATTTATTCTTATATTTGCGATCAGTACGCACGACTGAAATTAACCCCACCGACCCTCGCTGCCATGACCTCATATTTACGGAGGCATAAATCTGAGTGGTATAACCCGGCACTGGAAACTGAAAAGAGAGATGCCAATAAAAAAGTTATCAGTGAAGGTAAAGTAACTTTTGCTGAACTCAAGCGTTATACCATCAAAGCCGCCGAAGAACTTTACTACGACCAGTCTTATATTTCTCAGTTGAAACATGCCACCACCGAAGGGGAGTTAGGACGAATCATGGCCACCGCACGAGAACGATCTTATCAGGATTGAAAGGAGAAAAACAATGTTAACTACTATTCTGTTTGTTTTGGCTCTTGCAGCTAGTATCTGGATCACTGCACTTATGATTGCTAGAGTGCTTTACAAAGAGAGGATTTTTGCATGGCACTTTATTTTCTTTGCTCTTAGCTGGACTGCGATCATTACCCATTTTATTGATATTTGGTAAAGGAGAGCAACAATGAATCTTGATGAACTTAGACAAGCTATGGCTTCTGATGCCACGGTTGAAAATGAGCGCCTGAAACGAGATCTTGCTGATGTTGAGAAGAGTTATCGCGAGATGTCTGAAGAATACACGGACAGAATTCAGAGGCTAAATAGCGATTGTCGAGCTTTGGCAAATCGCTGCTTTGCTCTAACGCACGGTGCGATGTGTGTATTCTGCGAGCTGAGCGATTATCGTTGTAAACATGCAATGTCTATTGACGATAAAGTAAAGACTGCGAAGAAACTTATGGAGGAAACCAGAAATGCTTAAAATCGAAAAAACGGAAGTCGTCGGCTGGAAGGCAGCCATCAGAGGAATGCGGAATCCTATGAACTCTTGGGAGCAGAGTGATAGTGATTACAGACCAATTCTCTGCAAAAGATGTGATAACTGTATGTCCTATCAGCTTGAGAAATGGGATGACTGTGAACAATGCGAAGTAGAGCAGCAGACAAAAGCCCATGATGGTTTTATGATTGGCCCCAACGATCATGACTTGATGATGCGACTTCGCAATGCTGGTACGGATCATCGGAAATTCATGCGGATGCTGATTGTATATCTCGATATCACTGCTCCGCTGTATTGGTGGAAGGAATTCAAGACATACCGTGCAGGCAGAAAGTTCGGAGATGACGAGCCGGATATCATCGACGATGGATATTTGGAGTATGACATCGAGATGAACTCCTGCTCGACGATGCACAAGATTGCAGCGAAGGAGTTTACTTTGAGTGACTTTAGCTGCGAGCATCTTTCTGGGAGATATGACGAAGGCTTGATTCATTCTGATTCGCCACTTGGACAGCTCAGAAAAACTGTTGGCTGGCTCAATCAGTACCGTGATATTTTTATCAATTGGGATTCTGTCGACGATAATCGTAAAGACACATTCATGGTGCGTGAGAAAAAGGATGCATGGTGGCAGATGATTCAGCTCCTGCCGAGTTCGTATAATCAAAAGAGGACGATCATGTTGAACTATGAGGTTCTGGCCAATATCTACAAATCCCGGCGGAATCACAAGCTCGATGAATGGCATACGTTCTGCGATTGGATCGAGGGCCTTCCGTATTCTGAGATTATTACCGGTGAAAGAAATGCAAAATGATTGTAAAAACTGCATCCATCTCAACGTATGTGCATATGTGATGCCTGATATTCCGACATGTGATTCATTTATAAGTAAAGATATTCTCGATAAGTTTATCGCTATTGGGAATGTTAACGCTATTTCTGCCGAAGAAATAAAGGCACTTGAGAGGCATTTCAACAAACTGGCGGAAGAAGGTTATAAAGAGATGAATGATTAGTGGAACGCCTCTCTAAACTGATAAAGAATTTTGTAGTTGCGCGAAAATTACAATTCCTATAATGAAAGGAGAGTGAATTATTATGAAAATTTATGTAAAAGCAATCATGGACGAAGATGTATTTGACGAATTACGCAGTTATCCAGAAAGAAGGGTTGCTATTATTGAAAGAAGTCCTATGGAGACAGAAACTTTAATAGCAAAAGAAATATGGAATATAGCTGCTAAATCGCCAGAATACGGAAATGCACTTATGGATTTGCTTGGGGAAGAAATTTATAACAAAATAAAGATTCTTCAAAAAGAGTAATAAGAGTAAGAGAGCAAGCTAAAAATAACTTGCTCTTTTCTCTTTTATTTTTAACACACACAATCTCCCAATGTACTGGATTTAAAAAGGAGACGAATGACTAATGACACGCCTCTCTAAATTGATAAAGAACTTTGTAGTTGCGCGTGGAAACACAAAAAGCCAGTATTGCCTGGACCTATTTGAAAAGGAGTTTAAGAAAAACATGTTAGAATGGGCAAAACGAGAAATTGAACTCGCATGTAAGCGAGAACGTGGAAATCGCCCCAATGACGAATTTGATTATGGGTGTGCCTGCTATGCAAGTGCACTCAAGGCATTTAAAAGCCTGATGGGGGATTGGCACAGCGGCATGAGCATTGGGTACACCAAACATATTCTGGATCGGTTGCTCGATGGAAAAGTGCTAACGCCAATTGAAGACACGCCAGATATTTGGAATGATCGCGCTCGATATGAGTATGAGATTGGGTATTCCACGCAGCAGTGCAAACGAATGAGCAGTCTATTTAAGTACATCTACGATGATGGGACAGTTAAATACAAAGACATCAATCGATTCGTATGTGCCGATAAGGATCATCCGAGTCTTACCTGGTATAGCGGTCTGATTGATAAGATTCTTGATGAGAAATTCCCGATCACAATGCCATATATGCCGTCTGACAGACCATTTATGGCTTATTGTTCTGAGGCGTTGACAGATCCTAAAAATGGCGATTTTGATACAGTCGCAATTTGGTATGTCAAGAAGCCAAATGGTGATCGTGAAGAGATCAACCGTTTCTTCAAAGAGGGCGAAGACGATTGGGTTGAAATCGATGCTACGGAATACCAAAAACGAAAGGAAATGGAGGTTATCACAAATGGCACAGATTGATATTCGCAAGCATCTCGCATATCTCAATGAAAAATACGGCGTCGAGCTCGAGACCGAGGACGTCAGTGATGGGTATCACACATTCGGCTGTTTATATGAGCAGCGCTGTATCCTGTTTGCGGCTTTGGTGGGGGCATATCGTGACCTGGCATGGAAGTCCAAATGCCATTCGGATGGTGAACCTTGCTTTGGCGGTGGATGGTTTATCGTCGGTATCAAGACGCCGCAGGGGCAATACACCTATCACTATCCTGAAGAGGATTGGTATCTGTTCGACTGTGAAGAGCTTGAGCGGGCACCCGAGTGGGACGGGCATACAGCAGAGGACGTGACACGACTGCTATCTTTGCAGACGCCTTCAATTCCAGATGTAGTCGGAACTATGACACTCAATAAGTACAATCAGCCTTCGGAGGAATAAAAGATGATTATTATCGCATGTCTGATCTGGGTCGGGGTTCAGCTTGGAGCTCCGGCTGCTTTTTATATTCTGCTGAGTATTGACGCTATATTTAAGATTCTGGCATTGGGCGTTAAGTTGGGAGAGAAGAAATGAGTATCTTCAAGAATCCGGAATCTTGTCCGAACTGTGTCCACAAGGATGTCTGTATGTATAAAAAAGACTATGCCAAGTTCGTAGCAGATTTGGAAAAAGACGATCGGCTTTTACCGGCAGGGGGGGACTTTATCGAACCGTTGATGGTTACTTGTAAATACTATATCGACCAGCTCAGCACAGAAATGTAATTTATAATACAAGGAGAAATGCAGAATGAACCCTGATGAAATTGATGTTTATCTCAAGATGCGAGATCGTTGCGAAGAGCTTGAGCATGATAACATCCTTCAGCATGAGCATATTCTGGAGCTTGAAAAGGAGAACTCCGAACTTTCAGACACCATCCACAAAATGCATGACAGCTGCAAAAGAGCCGTTAAATTGCGCAAGCTTTTGGACGAATTCTTTGACATTGGACGAGACGAAGCCATCCCCGATGACGAGATTCGGAAAAGAATGAAAAATCTTAAGAACGAGATCGCGCAACTCAGAAAAGAAAACTGTCAGATTTACGACCAGCGTAACCAGCTTGCTGATGAGAAAAAACAGCAGGCTGATTATATTCTCGAACTCAGGACTGAGCTTGAGCGGCTTCGTGAAGCGGCAAGAAATACTCAGAAACGAACGGAGGTTCGAGAGAGCTATATTCAGGAACTCGAAAATGCTTTTGCTCGTATGAGTGAAACAGCAAAAGCATCAGCTGAGAAAATCAAGGCTCTGAACGATTCTATTGATCAGCTTCGGGATGAGTGTTCCAAACAAAAAGAGGAGAATCGTTGCAGCTGTATAAATGCCTCTGAGGCGGCTCTGAAGGACGCTGAGGCCAAGATCCAGTCCGCCAATGATCGAGCAGCCAATGCAAAGAAAGAGGCAAAGGAAGCCAAGGAGAGGGCTGAGAGCGCTTCTGAAAGGATTCGGTATCTGGAGAGGAAGCTCAGAGATGTGGAGAGTCTCAACGATTCGCTGATGAAAGAGTTGGCAAGAAGACAAGGCTGCCAGGCTGATATTCGAGAGCATGATGCAGATATCTATCAGTTGGATGTTCTAAAATATGCCCCTGATTATCAGCATTACATGCCGAATGTTCTCTATGCTGCGATTGGTATATGCGGTGAGGCTGGAGAAGTGTCTGAGCTTGTCAAGAAGTATGCATATCACGGACATGCAATGGATACAGAACATCTGGCACGAGAGCTTGGAGATGTTCTCTGGTATGTGTCATATATGGCGCATCTGTTCGGATATTCTCTCGGTGAAATTATGGCAATGAACCAGGAGAAGCTTGCCAAACGGTATCCTGACGGGAAGTTTGATGAAGAAAGAAGTAGAAATCGGAAGGAGGGTGATATTTAATGCCTCTCTTCAAACGAAACGGAAAAACTATTTTCGGTTGCCAATTCAACAAAAAGGAACAAGAAGCAATGGAGCGTGAAGTTCGATCTCAGCTCGCCGAGTGGAGTCGAAAGAACATGATGGAAATTGATGCTATGTTCCTTTGGTTCATGCATGAGGAATTCGGTTTCGGAGTGGAACGCCTGCGCCGAGTATATTTTGGCTTCCGACCGTACATGGAAGATCTGGCAAAGCGGTATGAGATGAAGGGATCTGATACGCCATTTCTGTGTACGAAGAAGCTGCTGGACTATGGCGTCGACCTGGAAGAATGGGATAAAGAAGTGGATCAGATGGTTGCTGATCGCAAATGATGTTTTAGTAGATTGGCTCTTGTGGGGTCCTTCGTGGGCCTCACAGGGGCTTTTCTTTTTGCTATTTTAGAGGAAAAATGGGTAAAATTTCTGCCCACTTTAGTCAAATAAAAAGTGGGCACAACCCGGGCAAAACTGGGCAGAGCGTAAAAATTGAGTGTTTTAGACTCGGAATTTTTGAAAATTTTTGGCCAAAAATGGCCATTTGCCCACTTTCTGCCCACTTTTTGCCCACTTTTGAAAAGCCGAAAAACCTAGTATTTTCAAGGGTTTCGGGGCTTTTTGCCCACTTTCCCACTTTTTTTCTTATTAACCCTAGAGAAAAATTTTTATTATAGTAATAAAGGATTTTTGAAAAAAGTGGGCAGAGCGTGATTTTCGTCGATTTTGAGGAAAATCTAACCTAGATTAAAATTCCAAGATTCAGGATGCCGTGTGAAAAGTTCAGAAAAGTAATTTTTTCTTGACACCGAGAACTACGCGTGAAAAACATGCCCTTTTATGAAGAGAGAGGCAATATATGCTTCTTTCTTTAATTTTTGTTCGGAGGTTTAACAATCTCATGCTGGAAAACAAATTTAAGACAAAGCTCATCAAAGAGATTCGCGAGCGACTTCCGGGAGCAATCGTGCTCCATATCAATCCGCCTCCGCAGGGCATTCCCGATCTTCTCGTTTTGAACGGAGAACGTTGGGCCGCCTTGGAAGGAAAGAAAGAAACCAATTCAAGTCATCGACCGAATCAGGATTATTGGATTGAGAAGATGAACAAGATGTCGTTCGCTGCGTTTATCAATCCTGAGAACAAGGAGGAAGTTCTGAATGCAATGGAACGATCATTCTCGGATTGAAGGACAACACGCAACATTTTCTGCGAGTAAGTATAGTTGGCTAAACTACACAGATGATAAGCTGGTCACAGTCTATGACAATATGAAGGCAAAAGAAAGAGGGACTGTTCTTCATGCGTTCGCTGCGACCTGCATCCGTCTCGGACAAAAGCTTCCTCGCTCGAACAAGACGCTCAATCAATACGTGAATGATGCAATTGGCTTCCGAATGGATCCGGAAGTGTTGCTGTACTATTCTGATGACTTTTTTGGAACAGCCGATACAATTGCATTTCGAGATAATCTTCTTCGAATTCATGATTACAAGAGCGGAGAGATTGAGGCACACATGGAGCAGCTTCTGATCTATGACGCTCTTTTCTGTTTGGAATACGCTGTGTCTCCATATGAGATTGATCATGAACTTCGTATCTATCAAAACGATGATGTCAACATCTATAATCCAACCGGTCAGGAGATTATGGATGTTTGTGACAAAATCATTCGTTTTAATAAATTATTGATACAACATCGTAAGCAGGAGGTCTGACGATATGAACTCTATTGCTCAGGAAATGGAGAGCTTCTTTGGGATCAACGACATGCTGAACTGTGATGATCCAGTCGCTCTCGACATTTTGATGCATTATGGCATCAAACGACGTTCCGGACGATATCCGTGGGGTTCCGGCGACAATCCTTATCAACATTCCGGCGACTTTCTCAGCCGCGTAGAAGAACTTCGAAATCAGGACTATACTTTTACTGATAAAGACGGTAAGACCTATACTGGCGATCTCGCGATTGCAAAGTCGATGGGATTGACGACCAGTCAGCTGAGAGTCCAGCTCAGTCTTGCAAATGCCGAACGGAGGAGCATTGACGTTGCGCAGGCCAAGGCTCTTCGAGAGAAAGGCATGAGCACCAATAAGATTGCAGAAGAGATGGGAATTGCTGAATCTTCGGTTCGTTCCCTTTTGAATGCAAATTCGGAAGCGCGAATGAATCAGGCTCAGAAAACTGCTGACTTTCTGCGAGAGCAAGTAGATACCCGTGGAATGATTGACGTCGGAACTGGCTCTGAACTGGAACTCGGTGTCTCAAAGGAACGCATGAATCAGGCACTTTACATTCTTCAGATGGAAGGCTATAAGGTGTATGGTGGTGGTGTTCCGCAGGCAACGAATCCTGGTAAGCAGACAAACCTAAAGGTTCTTTGTCCTCCGGGTACAGAACATAAAGAAATCTTTCAGTATGATAAGATCAATTCTTTGAAGGACTACAAGTCCTATGACGGTGGTGATACCTTCAAACCGGCATTCCAGTATCCTGCAAGTCTCGATTCCAAACGTCTTCAGATCAATTATGCCGAGAATGGTGGTAAAGAGAAAGATGGTCTGATCGAACTTCGCAGAGGCGCAGCTGATTTGTCTTTGGGTGATTCCAACTACGCGCAGGTTCGCATCATGGTAGATGGCACGCACTACCTCAAAGGTATGGCTGTTTACTCAGACGATCTTCCAAAGGGCGTGGATGTTCGGTTCAATACCAACAAATCTGTCGGTACGCCGATGGAGAAGGTTTTGAAACCTATCAAGGATGATCCTTCCAATCCGTTTGGTGCGCTTGTGAAAGAGCGTGGTGGTCAGAGCTATTACACAGATAAGGACGGAACTGAGAAGCTGTCTCTCATCAATAAGACCCGTGAAGAAGCAGATTGGACGGAATGGGCAAACCGCGTCCCCTCTCAGTTTCTTTCTAAACAGAGTCTTGATCTGGCACAGAAACAGTTAAATGTTGCAAAGGCTGATAAAGCTGATGAGTTCTCTGAAATCATGGCACTTGAGAACCCAACGGTTAAGAAGAGACTTCTTCAGTCTTTTGCTGATGACTGCGATACAGCTGCAGTTCATCTGTATGCAGCGGCTCTGCCACGTCAGCAGTATCATGTTATTCTGCCTGTAACTTCGATGAAAGACAATGAGATCTATGCACCGAACTATAAAAACGGTGAGACTGTTGCTCTGATTCGATACCCACATGGCGGAACGTTTGAGATCCCCATTCTGAAAGTTAACAATCGTCAGGCAGATGCAAAGAAAATGATTGGTACAACCTCTGCAGATGCAGTCGGTATCAATGCTCATGTTGCAGAGCGTCTGTCTGGAGCGGACTTCGATGGCGATACTGTTATGGTCATCCCTTGCAACTCTGCAACCTCCAGAGTGCGCATCACTTCCAAACCCCCACTTCGGGAATTGGAAGGCTTTGACCCGAAGATGGAATATGCAGAGAAGCCGGGTATGACCTATATGAAGTACAAGCGTGCAGACGGAAAAGAAGTCGATAACACGCAGCTTCAGATGGGTATGATCTCAAATCTCATTACTGACATGACACTTCTTGGTGCGACAGAATCAGAGCTTGCTCGTGCTGTCAAGCATAGCATGGTCGTCATTGATGCAGCCAAGCATAAGCTTGACTATAAACAGAGCGAAATCGACAATGGTATTGCTGCTTTGAAACAGAAGTATCAGGGTTCGTATGACGAGAATGGTAATTACCATGAGGGCGCTGCGACTTTGATCTCCCGTGCCAAATCTCAGCAGTCTGTGACCAAACGTCAAGGCAGCCCGAAAATCGATCCGAATACAGGCGAGCTGATTTGGAAAGATGTTGACGAACCGACTTATGTAAACAGCAAGGGGCAAACGATCCGCAGAACACAGGCTTCTACAAAGATGGCTGAAACAAAAGATGCCCGGTCCCTGATCTCTGATCTTGGTAGTTCAATGGAAGAAGCCTATGCCGATTACGCAAACACTATGAAAAGTTTTGCGAATCAGGCACGACTCCAGATTGTTAATACAAAAGACATCCCCTACTCTCCTGAAGCTCATGCCAAGTATGATTCTGAGGTTCGCTCTTTGGATGCAAAGCTCAAGACTGCACTTTTGAATGCCCCTCGTGAACGGCAGGCACAGACAATTGCGAATGCCGTGGTGGCTGCTAAGAAGGAAAGTAATCCGAACATGACCAAGGGCGAAATTAAGAAGGCTTCTCAGCAAGCACTTGTGGAGGCACGAAATTCTGTAGGCGCGCATCGCCAGGCAATTAAGTTGGACGAAAAGGAATGGGAAGCGATTCAGGCCGGTGCAATTTCGAAGACACAGTTGGAGAAAATTATTGCAAATACCGACCTCGATAGCTTAAGAGCTTGGGCTACACCTCGTACAAAGACCACTCTCTCTGATGCAAAAGTTCTTCGTATGAAGGCTCTTTATGAAGCTGGTAACACCACTGAAGAAATTGCTGCAGCCTTAGGCGTTTCTTCGTCTACAGTTTCGAAGTATTTACATAAAAAGGATGGTGTCGCATAATGGCTTTAATGCATAATGCAATGCTGACGACGTTCGATAATCCTTATGATCCTTTTGAACAGTTCCCTCTGTGGTTTATGTTTGACATGCAAAAAGGCTACAATTCATGCGCATATCTTGGACGAATTGCAAAAGTTTCGGATCAATTCAGTCAGGAAGAGAACGAACGTGAAGTCGAGCTTGCGATTGATGAAATTGTAAAGAACGATTTCTTGAACATTTATCGTAAAGTTACAAAAGCAATGCCTGAAAACGAGATGAGTTGACATGGAAGATGCTTGGGCGGCCCAAAGTTGCCTTTTCTTCTGCATTTAACTTGTCTTTTTGCATTGCTTAACTTCGCTGCTGTTGCTGCGATTGTCATTTGATAGAAAAGTTGTTAGAAAAAAAACCTAATATAATATCAAATGATATAGGGGAGGGGGTCGTAAATATCACACCCCCTCCCTTATCGCGGCGGTCTTCTAAAATTCCCCGGGGGAAGGTTTTTGGGAGGCAAACTGACAGTGTTCTCTATGGAACAGCTTCGAAAGTGACGACGGGTGTGTATAACTCCCTGAAAAGTTCCATTCGTATTTTATTATCGGGCTTCTGAGACCATCTCAGAACCCGTTTTTCTATGTTTAGGAGGATCCTATGAACTGTAACAGTAATGTAAACGAGCAGTTTCGTAAATCTGTATTGGTTTCGGTTGACGATGTAGAGCAGATTTACGACAATGTGAATGAAGAATCACCACTTCTTTTAGGACAGGTTGTGTATCAAAGCGGTACCGCACTTGAACTATCAGAGTCTTATCACAGAATTAAACGGAAAGGTCTCTATCGAGCTGATGCGTCGGTGGTATTTATTCCGAAGGACGATGGCATCATCACAGTTCGAATGCTACTGAGTGGTTGCATGCTTCCATCTTCTAAAACGCGTCTCACTGTCGAGAAGAATAAATATTACACAATCACTTCTTGTGTCCCTGCATTCGATCGAATTTTTAGTTTAGAGCTTACGCCAAAACTCGAATTGACAATTGCCGGTGTGCCGGGAATCGTAGTTCGTACAATGCTCAGCACGACAAAGCTCGCCTGACTTTATAGAAAGGAGACAGTGAATGAGTAAAGCAAAAACACCGGACTCTTCCAGTTCTCCTCGGAAGATCAGACCGGCTATTTCACCAGAGGCTCGTGATAATCAGTTGATTGCACTGGCTTACAATCTGGTAGAGAAACGTCTTCTGGAAGGTACTGCATCTTCACAGGAGACTACACATTTTTTGAAACTTGGCTCTGCTAGGGAACGCAAAGAACTGGAGATTCTCGAATTACAGAAAGAGTTGATTGCAGCAAAGACAAAGAACCTTGATTCGATGCAGGAGCTGAAAGCACTTTATGCTGATGCACTGGCTGCCATGGCTGACTATCAAGGCAGGAGGTCTGACAGCAATGAATAAATGCTATTCAGAGCTTATTCAGTTACCTACCTTTCAAGAGCGGTTCGATTATCTATTCATTGGAAACGGTGTAGGGTATGAAAATTTCGGATGGCGTCGCTACCTAAATCAGGCACTTTATCATTCGCCCGAATGGAAGCAATTTCGAAACCGAGTCATCATCCGTGATTGTGGACGCGATCTGGCTTGTGAAGGTTATGAGATCTTTGAGCCGATCATTATACATCATTTGAATCCAATCACCTATGATGACATCTTGAACCGCGATCCATGTGTCTTTGCAATGGAAAATGTAGTCTGTGTTCGTGATCGAACACATAAAGCAATTCACTATGGTGACGCATCACTTCTGGTAGATCTTCCGCCAGAAAGAAAACCAAACGATACGTGCCCGTGGAAGAAATCTGAGTAAAGGAGGGCGTCATGCAGGACAGTATTCTTATGACAATTCGAAAGTTGGTCTGCGGAGATCCCTATGCAGATCACTTCGATACGGATCTACTTATTCATATCAACGCTTGCTTTTCGATCTTAAATCAGTTAGGTGTTGGTCCAGAAAATGGATTTGTTGTCACAGACGAAACGCAGAGCTGGAGCAGCTACGTTGCTGATAACCGCACCCTGAATATGGTGAAGACTTATGTTACGCTGAAGGTAAAAAAGATCTTCGACCCACCTTTGACAAGTTCGGTTTTGGAAGCAATGGACAAGGAAATCAGCCAGTTGGAATGGCGATTGAATGTTGCCGTTGATCCCGTTAAGCCTACAAGCACATCAAAGACTACAGCACGCCGCCGTTCACACAAGACAAACTAAGAGAGGTGAGAATTCAAAATGGATAGTTACATTGCCCATCATGGGATCATCGGAATGAAATGGGGCGTACGACGTTACCAGAATAAAGATGGGACCCTGACAAACGCAGGAAAGGCGCGATATTCGACAGATGGTAATACTGGCTCTCCTTCCCCGAATTCTGGCACAGGCAAGAAAACAGATACATCCAGCAAAAGTGTTAGTGAGATGAGTGATGAAGAACTTCGCTCCCGACTCAATCGTATCAACATGGAAGATCAGTATAATGCGGCCATGGCAAAGCGAAATCCTCAAAAGAATCAGCGCGTTAATAAACTTGTGAATGACCTTGCTGAGCAGGCCGTCCGTAATTTTGCACAGAAAGGCATCGAGAAACTTGTTAAAAAAGTATTTGATGATAAAGAGACTGACAAGATTACAAAATATGATACAACAGATTTAAGTAAAGTTGGAGATAAAGCATTGGCTGCCATGCTCAAACGCGCTTCAACAGAGAATGCACTGAGAAAACTTCAGAATTCTTGAGGTGCTAAGCCATGTCTCTGTCCAACACTGCAACCCCGATTTATTACGGTCAGTTTCGCGATGCTGTTCTGCGCGGCGAGATTCCCGTATGTCGGGAAGTCGCGATGGAGATGAACCGCATTGATGATCTGATTGCAAATCCTGGCGTGTATTACGATGATGAAGCCGTCGAAGGATGGGTGAAATACTGCGAGAATGAATTGACACTGACTGACGGATCTGACATGAATCTTCTCGACTCGTTCAAGTTGTGGGGTGAGCAGATCTTTGGCTGGTACTATTTCATTGAACGCAGTGTATATGTTCCAAACCCGGATGGGCACGGCGGTCACTATGAACGAAAGGTTATTAAGAAACGACTTGTTAATAAGCAGTATCTGATTGTTGGACGAGGCGCAGCAAAATCAGTCTATGATTCTTGTCTGCAATCATTCTTCCAGAATGTTGATACCAGCACAACTCATCAGATCACAACTGCCCCGACGATGAAGCTCGCGGAAGAGGTAATGTCTCCACTTCGGACTGCCATTACCAGAAGCCGCGGACCGTTGTTTAAGTTTTTGACATTTGGTTCTTTGCAGAATACAACTGGCAACCGTGCCGATCGTGTTAAACTGGCCTCCACCAAGAAAGGCATTGAAAACTTCCTGACAGGCTCGCTCATCGAGGTTCGACCAATGAGCATCAACAAGCTTCAGGGCCTCCGTTGTAAGGTGGCAACAGTTGACGAATGGCTTTCTTGTGATATCCGGGAGGATGTCATCGGTGCAATTGAGCAGGGCGCATCCAAGGTCGATGACTATTTGATTGTTGCTACCAGCTCTGAAGGTACCGTACGTAATGGCGCCGGTGATACGATCAAAATGGAGCTTATGAATATTCTGAAGGGTGATTACCCGAATCCCCACGTTTCTATCTGGTGGTATCGGCTGGATTCCATTGATGAAGTTGGGAACCCTGATATGTGGCTGAAGTGTAATCCGAATATCGGTAAAACGGTGAGCTATGAAACATATCAGCTGGACGTGGAACGTGCTGAAAAAGCACCTGCTGCACGGAATGATATTCTGGCCAAACGATTCGGTATCCCAATGGAGGGCTACACCTATTACTTTGCGTATGAAGAGACACTTCCGCATAAGCCCCATTCTTTCTGGCAAATGCCATGCGCTTTGGGCGCAGACCTTTCCAGAGGCGATGACTTCTGTGCGTTCACTTTCTTATTCCCGTTACACGGAGAGACCTTCGGTGTAAAAACACGATGCTACATCACTGATGTGACACTTTCGAAGCTCCCTCTGGCCATGCGTAACAAGTATGAGGATTTCATGAAAGAAGGAAGTCTGATCGTATTAGAAGGCAGCGTTCTCGATTTGGATGTCGTATATGACGATCTTGATGAACACATTATCCAGACAGGATACGATGTGCGCTGCTTTGGTTATGACCCGTACAATGCACAAGGCTTTGTCGAGCGTTGGACACGTGAAAATGGGCCATTCGGCATTGAAAAGGTCATTCAGGGTGCCAAGACTGAGTCAGTTCCCTTAGGCGAGCTAAAGACACTTGCCGAACAACGTAGCCTGATCTTTGACGAGCAGCTTATGACCTTCACAATGGGAAACTGTATCACATTGGAGGATACAAATGGCAACCGAAAACTCCTGAAGAAGAGACACGATGAAAAGATCGACTCTGTTGCAGCGCTAATGGATGCCTATATTGCTTATAAACATAATAAAGACGCATTCGAATAAAGGTGGTGACGCTATGGACGTTTATTTATCCCATCATGGGATCATCGGTATGAAATGGGGCGTACGACGTTACCAGAATCCAGACGGCTCGCTTACCCCTGCCGGTCAAAGACGACTCGATAAAAAGGACAATAAGTGGGCTAAGAAGAACTATGACAAAATCGTAAAAAATGCGCATAAAAAGGTATCGGGAGAGCTAGACGAGTATGGAAATCAGCTACTTCGTGATGCCTCTTCTTATAATTCACGCGGACGAATCAGCAATACGGCGATCAATGCTTATAACCGTCGGATGGCTGAGCTGATGAACACGGCTGTAACAGATTTAAGAGCGCCATCGGGCAAGGTCGTGCAGTTTGTGGCAAAGCGAGGAGAACTTGGTGTTCATATGGCACTTGCGACTCCGAACTACGATATGAGTCAGCTGAAAAACGGTATCTGGTCTTCTGGACGGATTGCTTATAAGAAGAAGTCCGTCGATATGGCGTGAACATAGAGATCTCTATTGTAGGAGGTGATGAACATTCGATGAAAGAAACACTTGGTTCCAAGTTCAAACGAGCTTGGAATATTTTTATGAATCGAGATCCCACAAGTTATCAAGGAGTGTCATATTCCGGATCTAGTTACGGATATCGGCCTGACCGAATTCGTATGACACGAGGTCATGAGCGATCAATTGTTACAGCTATCTGCAACCGTATTGCATTGGATGTCTCGGCAATCAGTCTTGTCCATGCTCGTGTAGATGAAAATGGTCATTTTCTGGAATACATTGATGATACCCTGAACCAATGCTTGACCGTTGAAGCAAATATTGACCAGACGGGACGAGCGCTGCGGCAGGATATCGTAATGTCAATGCTCGATGAAGGGTGCGTCGCTGTTGTTCCAGTCGAAGCAGATTTTGACCCTGACGAGAATAACAGCTACAAAATCTATTCTTTGCGGACAGGAAAGATTCTGGAATGGATGCCTCAGCATGTGCGAGTCAGGCTTTATAACGAGACGACTGGACGATTTGAAGAAGTCGTTGTGGCCAAAAAATACACAGCGATTATGGAAAATCCTCTGTTCGCTGTGATGAATGAACCGAACTCCACAATGCAGCGCTTGATTCGGAAGCTGAACATTCTTGATGCAATTGATGAGCAGAGCGGTTCCGGAAAGCTTGATCTGATTATTCAGCTCCCGTATGTCATCAAGTCACAAGCTCGAAAAGAACAGGCTGAACAGCGCAGACGAGATATCGAACAGCAGCTTTCAGGATCGAAATACGGTATTGCTTATACCGATGGTACCGAGCATATCACGCAGCTCAATCGGGGTGTCGAGAACAATCTGATGAGCCAGATCGAGTATCTGACAAAGATGCTGTATTCCCAGCTTGGTATTACAGAGAGCGTCATGGATGGTACGGCGAATGAAGAAACGATGCTGAACTACCACAATCGGACAGTAGAGCCAATTCTGGCTGCTATTGCCGATGAGATGACTCGAACATTCCTGACAAAGACTGCTAGAACGCAGAAGCAGGTCATCTCCTTCTTCCGTGATCCATTCAAGCTTGCGCCAGTCTCCCAGATTGCGGAAATTGCTGACAAGTTCACTCGTAACGAGATCATGACAAAGAACGAATTTCGTTCGATTATCGGTATGCGGCCATCTGATGATCCGCGTGCTGATGAACTTCGTAACAGCAACATCAATCAGACTGATGCAGAGCCAGCATTATTGGAAGGCACCGAAAACGCCGAAGAAACTCAAAATGGTGAGTTCATGACGCAGGAAGAGTATGAAGCTGCACTTGCTGATCTCGACGATCTTGATGCACAGTTAGACGATTTGGAAAAGGAGCTGGATACATGACTAATGAGATTCTTCACTATGCCAGTCCTTACTATGATCCGGTGAAAGCTCATGAGTATTACATGAAGCATCGTGAACTAAAGGGTCGTACTTCCACGGCTGGCTTGAACGATGAAGGAAAAGCTGCTGCAAGTTATGTGAAAGAACAGCTTACGACGGAACGTAAAGCGAAAGTCGAAGCGAATAAAGAGGATACCGCAAACCAGATCGATAAACTTCGTGAGCAAAAGAAGTCCAACATCGCAGCTCATAAAGCAGCGATGCAGCGTCAAATCGATCAGCTGCGGGCTAAACTCAGTTCTATGTCATCTGCTGACAAGCAAAAGAATCGAGACCGGATTTCGTCTAGCATTTCAGCATTGCGTGAGCAAAATGCCGCTGAGCGAGAACGTTTAAATGCTGAATTCCAAGCACAGAGCAAGTCTCTCCGGACTGCACAGAAAGAAACCAACAAGAATCTCAAGACAGAATACGACGATAAGTACCTCTCTGAACTTGAGAAGATTAAGGCGAATCCTGCATTCCAGAAAGCCAAAGCTAGTCGTTCTGGCTCAAAGAAATCTTCCAGCAGCAAGAAAACCAAGAAAGATCTTAGTTACTACATGAGAGGAGCACCGATTCACGTATGAAACTGAAATACCCTGATTGTGACTTTCATGGCTATGCTACGAAAGCCAATCTCACATGCAGAGATAAGCGTGTGATCATGCCTGATGCTTTTAAAGATCAGGACGGCGCGAAAGTGCCGCTCTGTTGGGGGCATCAGCACAACAGTGTCACGAATGTTCTCGGGCATGCCTATCTCGAAAATCGAGCAGATGGCGTATATGCCTATGGCTATTTCAATGACACTGACTCTGGTCGTGCCGGTAAGAAGCTGGTCGATAATGGCGATGTGTGTGCATTGTCCATTTGGGCAAACGACCTTGTACAGAATGGACCTAATGTGGTTCACGGCGTGATTCGTGAGCTGAGTCTCGTTCTGGCCGGGGCGAACCCCGGTGCGTATATTGATTCTGTCATGCAGCATGATGACGAGGCAACTCAGGAAGCCGAGATCCTGTTTGTGCTGGACAAAGATAATATTCAACTTGCCCATGCCGATAGTGATGAGGATTCCGAAGATACTGAACTGCAGCATGCTGATGAAGAAAAGACAGATTCGTCTGAAGAGGACAAGAAAGACGATAAAGAAACCGTGCAGGACGTCCTGAATTCTATGTCTGAGAAACAGAAGAATGTTCTGCTTGCGCTGGTTGCCGAAGGTATCGCTGCCGGCGAAGAAACCAAAAATACTGATAACAACGAGGAGGACAACACTATGAAGCATAATGTCTTTGACAACGATCGGCAGGATGAGGCGAACGTCCTCTCTTACACCGATCAGACCGCAATCATCAACATGGCCAAGACCAGCACTGTTGGCAGCCTGCAGCATGCAATGGATCTGTTCGCTGAACAGAATCCGGACAGTGTTCTGGCGCATGGCATCGAGAACATCAGCCAGCTGTTCCCGGACTACAAGGATGTTCGTCCGGGCGCACCTGAAATGCTCACGACTGATCAGGGCTGGATCCAGAAGGTTCTGCAGAAGGTTCACAAGAGCCCGATCTCTCGTATCCGTACCCGTCAGGCCGATCTCCGTAACATCGAAGAGCTGCGCGCCAAAGGTTATACGAAGGGCACCCTGAAGGGCGAAGTCGGCAACTTCAAGTTGATCCACAGAACGACTGATCCCCAGACTATCTACGTTAAGAGCAAGATTGATCGTGATGACATCATCGACATTCAGGATTTCGATGTCGTGCAGTATCTCTACAACATCGACCGCATGAATCTGAATGAAGAACTCGCCACTGCTATCATGATCGGTGATGGTCGTGATGTCGGCGCTGATGGGAAGATCGCGGAAGACAAGATCCGTCCGATCTGGCAGGATGATGAGCTTTACACCATTCATGCTGACGTGGACATCGCTGGTATGAGAGCCTCTCTTCAGGGTACTAATACTGCCGCCAACTTCGGCGAGAATTACATTTATGCGGAAGCTGTGATTCAGTCTCTGCTGTATGCTCGCGAGAAGTATAAGGGCTCCGGCACTCCCGATTTCTACTGCACGCCGCATCTGGTGAACGTGATGCTTCTCGCCCGCGATATGAATGGTCGTCGCATTTATGACAAGGTCAGCGATCTGGCTGCTGCACTGAATGTTGGCGAGATCATCACGGTTGAGCAGTTTGAGGGCAAGACCCGCACTGCTGGCGGCAAGACCAAGAAGCTTCTCGGCCTGATGGGCAATCTGGCTGACTACTCTGTCGGTGCAACCAAGGGCGGCGAAATCACGCATTTCACGGATTTCGATATCGACTTTAACCAGGAGAAGAGCCTGCTTGAGACTCGATGCTCTGGTGCAAACACCCGTGTTAAGTCCTTCATCGCCCTGGAAGAGGACGTGACGGGCTAATTTTTGACAGGAGGTTAGAGATATGAAACTTGTAATGAACTATGCAAACGCTGACCAGAAATTCCTGAAGACTGTTACCGTTTACGCGAAGAAGAGCGACAACTTCATCTACGCCGATTCGGGTTGCACGGTGAAGATCGACAAGGACACCATGATGGAACTCTGCACAAAAGGCCTTGCTGTGGTTTCCTACGAAAAGGCGTTCTATCCGGTAGCGGCGTTTAAGGAGAATACGACCAAGAAGTGCCTCGATGTGACCATCTATGATGTCCTCGCAAACACTGCTGCGGCCGTAACTGTCCATACTGGCGAGTACACGGCGTAAAAATTCAAAATGGCTAAATTTTACGGAACTATCGGGTATGCTGTGACTGTCGAAGTCCGTCCGGATGTTTGGGAAGAGCAGATCGTCGAGCGTACATACTGCGGCGATTTGATTCGTAATACTCGGCGTCTGGACGGTAATGCCCAGGTGAATGACAATATCACTATTGGCAATGAGATCAGCATTGTATCCGATCCGTATGCCAATGAGAATTTTCATTCTATGCGCTATGTCACCTTTATGGGGGCAAAATGGAAGATCACGTCCGTGGAGGTTAAGTATCCCCGGCTGATTCTTTCGACGGGAGGTATCTGGAATGGACCGACGAGCTGAGCTTGGGAAAATCTTTCGGGAGATTCTGGGCAATGGCAATGTCTATTTCCAGCCGCCCAGCAATACCCAAATGAGGTATCCTGCAATTCGATATGAACGAAGTGAAATAGCTGTCAAGCATGCTGATAATGGTAACTATAATCGCCGAATCCGTTATACAGTCACTGTCATCGATAGTGATCCGGATAGTGAGATTGTAAACCGTGTCAGCATGCTTCCTTATTGCTATTTCGACCGCCATTATGTGCAGGACAACCTCAATCATGATGTATTTGAAATCTATCTTTAAGAGGAGGAACTGATATGTTCAATATCGAATGGGATCAGGTATCGGAACGTCTGTTTGAAACCGGTACGGATCGTGGTGTTCTGTATCCCTTCAACAAGACCAGCAAGGCCTATGACAAGGGCGTTGCATGGAACGGCCTGACTGGCGTGACGGAAACTCCGTCTGGTGCAGAGCCGACGGCGCTGTATGCCGACAACATCAAGTATCTTACCCTGATGTCCAATGAGGATCTGGGTGGTACGATCACTGCCTACATGTATCCGGACGAGTGGAAGGCTTGCGATGGCTCCGCAGATCTGGAGGCCGGCATTACGATTGGCCAGCAGCCGAGAGCAACTTTCGGTCTGTGCTATCGTACTCGTATCGGCAATGACACTGAAGGCGATAGCCACGGTTATAAGCTGCACCTGATCTACGGCTGTCTCGCTTCCGCTTCTGAGCGTGCATACAGCACGGTCAACGATTCTCCGGAAGCCATTGAGTTCTCTTGGGAATTCACCTGCACGCCGGTTGACGTCGCCGGATTCAAGCCGACTGCCATTGTCACGATCGATTCTACGAAGGTCGATGCTGAGAAGCTCAAGTCTTTCGAAGAAATCCTTTACGGCAAGGCTGCAACGTCGGAAGAGGCTCACGATGCTGTTCTTCCGAAGCTGCCGCTTCCGGCAGAAGTTCTGGCGCACTTCAAGACCATCTAACTGTTTTCCAGCGAGGGAGTCTCCATGTGAGGCTCCCTCTTATTTTTGTTTTCATAACTGAAAGGGGTTATATTATGCTGCCTATTACCAAAAAGTACATTGATTTCAACGGCGTAGAACGCGAAGAGACGTTCTATTTCAACCTGACCAAAGCAGAGCTTGCTGAGTGGGAGCTGGGCGTGACTGGCGGTCTCAGTAAGATGGTAGAGAAGATCACGGCTGCCAAGGATGTGCCTGCACTGGCGAAGCTTTTTAAGGAAGTCGTTCTGAAGGCATATGGCGTGAAGAGCGATGATGGCAGACGTTTTATCAAATCGAACGAACTCACAACTGAGTTCACGCAGACCCAGGCATATTCCGACATTTACATGGAATTGGCGCAGGATGATCAGAAAGCTGCGGCCTTCATCAACGGCATCATTCCGAAAGTCGATTAAATAATGCTCGTTATTACAGTACAGGGGGTTGAAGGCTGGGACGAGCAGAAAGAAGAGTTTGTTCCAGCAAAGCCCCCTGTCTGTTTACAGCTGGAACACTCGTTAATTTCCCTCGCCAAATGGGAATCGAAGTGGGAAAAGCCATTCCTTTCGAAAGAGCAGAAAACTATAGAGGAAACGATCGATTATATTCGTTGTATGACATTAAATTCTAATGTTCCTGCGGATGTCTATGGCCGGTTATCTGCACAAAATTTCAGAGATGTGAATGCTTACATTGACGCGAAACGGAGTGCCACCACCATCCGTGAAGAACAGAAAGGTCATCGAGGTACAGAAATTGTTACCAGTGAGCTGATTTATTATTGGATGGTGGCGCTGCAAATTCCGTTTGAATGCCAGAAATGGCATTTAAATCGCTTGCTGATGCTTATTCGTGTCTGTAATGCAAAGAACCAACCGCCCAAAAAGCAAAGTCAACGCAATATTCTTAAACAGAATGCTGCATTGAATGCTGCTCGACGTCGGCGAGCTCACTCGAAAGGATGAAAATTCAAAATGGTTACATTTCGACAAAAAGGCGACTTTTCCAAGGCGACCCGGTTTCTGGAACGTGTGAAGGAAGCTGTTGGGTTGGGCCTGCTCGATCGATACGGGCAGAAAGGTGTCGCTGCTTTGTCGGCGGCAACTCCAGTCGACAGCGGTGAAACTGCTGCAAGCTGGGACTATGAGATTGTAAACAAAAAAGGGTCCGCCAGGATCACGTTTACAAACTCGCATATCGTCAAAGGTGTGCCGATTGCGATTATTTTGCAATACGGGCACGGAACTCGTAATGGCGGCTGGGTAGAAGGACGCGATTATATCACCCCCGCTATCCAGCCGATCTTTGACGAACTTGCTGAGAAAGCATGGAAGGAGGTTACAAAGCTATGAGCAAAACGGTCGACCAGAGAGTCGTCGAGATGCGGTTTGACAATGCCAACTTCGAAAAGAATGTTAGCACGAGTATGTCAACACTGGATAAACTGAAGAAAAGCCTAAAGTTCGAGGATAGTGCAAAAGGCTTCGAGAATATCAGCAAGGCGGCTGGTCGGGTCGATATGGGAGGGCTCTCGAACGGTGTAGAATCCGTTCGCTTGAAATTCTCCGCGCTTGAAGTCATGGCTGTAACAGCTCTTCAGAATATTACAAACTCTGCGGTAAATGCCGGTAAAAAGCTGGTTTCTGATTTGGCCTTGGATCCGATTATATCGGGCTTTAAGGAGTATGAAACCCAGATCAATGCCACACAGACAATTTTGGCGAACACTCAGAAAGAGGGCGCTACCATCAATGACGTCAACCGTGCACTGGATGAACTGAATAAGTACGCGGACTTGACGATCTATAACTTTACGGAAATGACGAGAAACATCGGTACATTTACCGCTGCTGGTGTCGATCTGAATACTTCCGTTAATGCCATTAAGGGCATTGCAAACCTTGCAGCTGTCTCTGGTTCGACCAGTCAGCAGGCTTCTACCGCAATGTATCAGCTTTCACAGGCATTGTCATCAGGCACGGTAAAGCTTATGGACTGGAATTCGGTTGTTAATGCCGGTATGGGCGGCCAGGTATTTCAGGATGCTCTGAAAATGACGGCTCGCATTCATGGTATTGCCATTGATGAGATGATTGCTGATGAAGGGTCATTTCGCGAGACACTGTCTAAAGGATGGCTTACATCTGATATTCTTACTGAAACACTACAGCATTTTACGGAATTTACCGATACATATAACGAAGAAAGCTTGAAACGGCAAGGATACAATGAAAAAGAAATTGCTGAAATCAAGCAGATGGGAATCACGGCAACTGATGCAGCTACAAAAGTCAAAACCCTGTCACAGCTGTATGATGTCATGAAGGAAACGGCACAGTCCGGTTGGGCTGCTACATGGAAAATTCTTCTTGGTGACTTTGAAGAAGCAAAAGAATCTCTGACAAAATTCAGCAATATGCTGAACGAGCCACTTGCGGCTGCGGCAGATGCACGAAATAAGATTTTGTCTGAGGGCTTTTCTTCTGGCTGGAAACAGTTTTTAAGTGAAGGCATTGAGGATACGGAAGGTTTTAAGGAGGCAGTTCTTTCTATTGGCAAGGAGGCTGTTCCTGGATTAGAAGAGCTGATTGAGAAGTCTGGCGGCTTTGAGGAATCCTTGAAAAAAGGCTGGGTTACCTCAGATATGCTTGCTGAAGCAGTTGGAAATCTTACTGCAAAAACAGCAGGCTTGTCCGATGAAGAATTGCGAAATCTCGGCTATACACGTGATCAGGTTACAGCCCTTGAAGATTTGAATAACCGCATTCAGGATGGCAGCATCAATCTGGATGATTACGCCAAAAAGATGGGACGTGTATCCGGTCGTGAAAACATTATTCTGGCACTGACAGCTGCTTTTGAGAAGCTGCAAACAATTCTTGGCACAATTAAAGATGCATTCAATGAAGTTTTTGAGCCATTGACCGGGGAAGAACTTTACAATTTTACTGTCCAGATCAAAGATTTTGTCTCTGGTTTAACGATGAGTGAAGAAACTCTCAATAATTTCAAAATGACATTCAAGGGCGCTTTCGCGTTCGTTGATATTATTGGTCAGGGGTTGAACGCTCTCGGACAGATTCTTGGACATTTACTGGAAAAGTTACTTCCGCTTGGTGACGGTTTCCTCGGTGTGACTGGCGGTATTGGCGAATGGATTGTATCCATTGATGAGGCGATAAAGTCGGGCGATGGCTTGACGAAATTCGTTGAATTAGTCAATGGTGCAATCGATAAACTGGCTTCTGGATTTAAAGTTGCAAAAGATTATGTACTCGATTTTATCGGGTCATGGACTGGCATTGACTTTACAAAATTCGAATCTTTGCGGGATCTTTTCGCGCTGATTGGCGAGAAGTTGAGCGAGTTTGGAGAGAAGATTCGCACTACATTCCCATGGATCAACTCTCTTGAGGTAACAATTACTGCAGCATTCCAGAAGATTCGTGGAAGTGCTGATGAAGATCTCGGTGCTACAAATACTGCACTGGAATCTTTGAAAACAGCAGGTTCGAAAGTCAAAGAAGTCTTTTCAAATATTGCAGAGAAGATCGGTGCCTTTTTCGCCCCGATTGTGAAGAAGATTAAAAGTCTTTTCTCTGGCGTGACGATTACAGACTGGATCGGAACGGGACTTCTCGCTGGTATCTTTAAGAGCATCAAGAAATTTACCGATGTCATTTATGATTTGCTAAAAGATTTCAAGGGAATCGGAAAGAGTGCCAAGGACGTATTGGACTCTGCAAGAGATGCTCTTGTTCTTTGGCAGAAAGACATTAAAGCTAATATTTTGTTGAAGATTGCTGGCGCAGTTGGAATTCTAGCCGCTGCGTTATGGGTGATCTCTAACGTCGATGTTACTAAAGTTAAAGGCAGTATGGTAGCGATCACAATTCTGCTGGCAGAAGTCTCATCTATTATGGCTGGTATCATGAAATGGGGCACCAATGCAAACGCTTTGGAGGGACTTTCAGAATCGGCTCAGCTTGGTCGGATTGCTACCGCTATGATGGTGATTGCTGGTGCCGTGCTTATTCTGGCTGCGGCGCTTAAGAAATGCGAAAATCTAAACTGGAAAAATACGCTGCCTGCTATGACTGCACTATTTGTTCTGCTTGGCAATATGACAACAGCGATGTACGGGTTCATGGCAATTGCAAAGCGCTACCCATTGAGTAAAGAAACTGGTACACTCAAGTCCTTTGCTTTTGGTATGATCGGAATGTCTGTCGCCTTGCTACTTATGGCAACAGCTATTGAACTTTTAGGCAATATGGATCGTGGCAAACTGGTACAAGGCGGATTGGCTATCACGGGTCTTGCCATTGTTCTTAGCGGGCTCACGGCTCTCTTGAAGTCCGTCAAAAATGTTAAAGTTACAGAAAAAGGTCTTTCCGCAGGTAATATGGATGGTGTGGCAAGATCGATGATCGCTATGGCTGTGGCCTTGACTATGCTGTATGTGCCAATTCGACTTTTTTCGAGTCTGGATACCGAGACTTTCAAATCTGGCAGTATTCGAGTCGGAATTGCACTCGCCGCATTGACGGCAGCCTTGTCTGTAATGAAAGCCGTAAAGGGCGATATGAGCGGCGTTGCAGGAACATTCCTTGCAATGACTACAGCACTTACTCTTCTGGTTGTTCCGATTAAAATTCTCGGTGGTATGAACCTCGGCGAACTGTGTAATGGGTTAATCGGTATCATTGTGCCGCTTGCGGTAATGGGCGCTGTCTTGTCAAAACTCGCAGGTCAGAATTACTCTACCGTTGGTGTGAATATGATGGGAATGGCTGTGGCCATGACGTTATTGGTCATTCCAATTAAAACACTTGGCAGTATGGATCTTGGCTCGCTGGCTAAGGGAATTGTCGCTTTCGGCGTCGCATTAGGACTTCTTGTTGGAGCAGCCTATCTGCTTGCACCATTAGCGACGAGTCTTAATGTTCTCAGCAAAGCAATGATCGCTTTTGGTGCAGCCTGTCTTGGTGTTGGTGTTCTTGTTGGTGCAATTGCATTTGCATTTGTGACATTGGCCACAGTTGGTGCAGCTGGTGTGGCTGCGATTCTCGCTGCTATTGCTGGCTTGATTCAGGGATTCCGTGTGATGATGCCGCTTATCGGTGAGGCAATGAAAGCCCAGATCTTGATGTTCTGTGATGTACTGACAGATACAGCGCCAGCGATTACGGAAACTGTGCTATACCTGATCGATGAACTTCTTCGGCAAATTGAGGACTATGTCCCATCTATTGTGGCTCATTTGGCAAAGATCATCCAGAAAATTGGGCAAGCAATTCGAGATAATTTTGGCGAACTCGGTCTTGGTGACTGGATCGGTGCTGCGATTTTTACAGGTATTGTTGCGGCATCTGTCTTGCTAGTAAAAGGATTTGCGGCTGTATCGAAGGATGTCCCAAGAGCACTGCTTGGCGCTGCTGGTGTTGCTGCAATTCTGGTAATTGTCGGCGGTATTATTGCTGCTATGACATTACTAGACCTTAACAGCGTGATGGGTATTGCTGTATCACTTAGTGCTGTCTTGCTATCTCTGAGTGCCATGATTGGCGTTCTTGGTATGATGCCTCTGACTGCCGGTCTTGCCGCAGGCTTGGTACTGGCTGAGTTCATTGCAATTGTGGCTGCAATTATAGCAGCGCTTGGAGGTCTGAATCAGATTCCTGGCTTCAGTTGGCTGATGGGCGAAGGAATCAAAGTGCTCGGACAGATTGGCACAGGTATTGGCACATTCGTCGGGAGTATCATTGGTGCTGGTCTTGAAGCAATGTCAGAGGGCATTGCGGCATCTGGCACGAATCTTTCGAACTTTATGACGAATCTTGGCCCGTTTATTGAAGGCGCCAAAAACATCGACGCAAGCGTGCTTGGCGGTATTGCGGCACTTACGGGCGCAATCGTACTGTTGACAGCTGCTTCCTTTATTGAAGGAATCACAAGTCTATTTACTTTAGGAGTAGGCAGCTTGACTCGATTGGGCACAGATTTGGCATCATTTGGCCCTCAAGTCAAGGTATTTGCAGATAGCGTTTCCGGAATCAACGTCGACGCCGTAAATGCATCTGCTGCTGCAATTAGTGCTATTACCGGTGTCATTGCTGCGATGAATAGCGATGGGCTTATCGGTAAAGTGTTCGATTTCTTCACAGGGACCAATGACCTAGCAGATTTTGCTGCTGGGCTGGGCGATTTTGGCAGTGCTCTTATGACATATGGTGAATCTGTTGTAGGCATTGACAAATACATTGATGACATCGAAGCTTCTGCAACAGCGGCAACAAAGATCATTGAAATTGCTGATCTTGTCCCGAATAGTGGCGGCTGGCTTGGTGATATCGTTGGTAATAATGACCTAGATGATTTCGGTAAAAGCTTTAAGCCTTTCGGCGAAGCACTCATGACATATGGCGAGTCGGTTGTTGGGATTAATGCATATCGAAAAGATATTGAAAACTCCGCAACCGTTGCCACAAAGATCATCGAAATTGCTGAGCTTGTTCCAAATAGTGGCGGATGGCTTGGCGATATTGTTGGCAATAATGACTTGGATGACTTTGGTACGACTATTGGTCCGTTTGGCGAGGCACTGATGACTTATGGTCAAAAAGTGGCCGGAATTGCTGTGTATACCACAGACATCGATGCTTCTTTGTCTGTAGCTAATACTATGGCGTCAATTGCAACGACCGTCAAAGATGCAAAAGGCGGCAAAGAACTCACTACGTTCGGCGATAAGATCGTTTCGTTTAGTACCAAGTTAAAAACATTTGTCACGAACTGTGCTGGCTTGAATGCTGATAATATTGCATCTCTGCAGACTGCTCTTCAAAGCATTGTGGATATTGCATCCAGCTTCTCAACGATCGATACATCTGCACTAACCGACTTTGTACAGTCGATGGAGAAAATCGGTTCCACCAGTGTTGACGAATTCTTAAGTTCATTCTCCAATTCCAAGACAGCAGCGGCAACGGCCGTGAATGCTCTGATGGCAAATCTTAAGAGTGCCATCGGAACAAGTGAAAGTCAGTTGAAACGCAAGTTCGAGGAAGCAGCCAAGAAAGGACTGGAAGGTCTTACTAGCAAAAAGTCTGAGTTTAAGACCGCTGGAGCAGATCTTTTCAAATCTTTCAATTCTGGCGTGAGCGGCCAAACGAATACCGTCAAGAATCAGTTTTCAACTCTTCTGAGCAACTGCATTGCTACTGTTCGTAGCTATTATAGTCAGTTCCAGAGTGCAGGTAGGTATTTGGCCGTTGGCATTGCGAATGGCATTTCAGCAAATAGTGGTTCTGCATCCGCTGCGGCTAGATCCCTTGCAGGAAATGCAGCAAAGGCTTCTGCCAGACGTCTTGAAGAAAAATCCCCGTCCAAAGTTGGCTACAAAATTGGCGATTACTTTGGCATCGGCTTTACGAACGGCATCACTGATAACATCCGAAATGCCGGAATCTCGAGCGATGCCCTTGCAGAATCTGCAACAAAGGGCTTGTCGAACGCTGTATCCAAGATTGCGACTTTGATCGACAGTGGTATTGACACAAATCCGACTATTCGCCCTGTGCTCGATCTCACAGAAATTCAAAATGGAAGTGCTGCTATGGCAGATCTGATGAGCACATTGAGCGGTCGACCTGTCGAAGGGACTGTCAGTATTGCAGCAAAAACAGCCAGCAGTATGAATCGACCCGCATTTGCACCGGACCAGCAGACTGAAACTCCTAATGGACAGCGGACATCTGAAAATACCACAAATAACTTCTATATTACTGGGACTGACCCGAGAGCGATTGCTGATGAAGTGGATCGCAAGCTTCAAAGACGTGTAGAAAGGAAGAAAGCAGCATGGGCGTGATTATCTTTAATGAAATCCCGTCGACCAACTATGGAATTCATGTAGAGAAACCGCCCGTGTATGCAACACCCGAACGCGACTACGAGGTGGTTCATATTCCTGGTCGAAATGGTGATCTTGTGATTGATAATGGTTCATATCAGAACGTCGCAAGAAAGTATGACATCTCTGTTGGTGAGATCGATGGTAATTTTACGAATTTGGCCGCAGGTGTGAGCGAATGGCTCCACTCCGCATCTGGATATGCAAGATTAGAAGACTCCTATGAACCGGATTACTTCCGTCTTGCCTATTATGTAGCTGATGCTGAAATGGAGAATTTGTTCCATCAGGCCGGTAAAATGTCGATCGAATTTAATTGCAAGCCTGCCCGTTTCCTGAAAGTTGGGGAGCGGGCAGTTTCCTTTACAACCGCTGGTTCTCTTCGCAACCCGACATTCCAGAAGAGTTTCCCCAAACTGATCGTGACTCTTTCAGAATCAGGCACTCTTACAGTCGGAGATCAAACAATTACAATCAGCGGTTTGACCAGCTCAACCCGTATGGTGATTGATTCAGAACTTCAGGATGTCTATGCAGAAGGAAGCATGACGAATCTTAACAGTAAAGTCTCTTTCTCTGATGGCTTTCCGCTTCTGATTCCTGGTGTAAATTCTATTGCATTTACCGGCAGCATTACTTCCGTGGAGGTGATTCCGAGATGGTGGATTCTCTGATTATCTTGTTCGACCAGAATGAAGAAGCATTCACATCAAATGGTCTTGGAGCACTTCCTGATGCTACTTCCTGCATTGTGACAGAAGAGCGAAATGGTGAATATGAGGTCGAAATGGAATACCCGCTGACTGGAAGGCATTTTCATGACATCCAGAAACGGCGAATTCTCTGTGTAAAACCCAACCCCTATGACGATATTCAGCCATTTCGTATTTATTCCATCACAAAGCCCATCAATGGAATTGTAACCGTTCATGCTGCTCATTTGAGCTATGATACGTCTGGTTCCATCGTAAAACTCTTTCCCGCGGATGCTGGTTCGGCCTCGGCAGCAATGTCGTATCTAAAGAACTTCTCTGTACCCTCCACTCCCTTCACCTTCTTCACAAACGTTGGGAAGACTGGTACGATGTCAGTTCCGAAGCCCTCCAGCATCCGATCTTTATTAGGCGGAAGTGACGGATCTATTCTTGACACTTTTGGCGGAGAATACCTGTTTGATAAGTGGAACATCTCCCTGCTTGAATCTCGCGGTGCTAATCGTGGTGTTACCATTCGATACGGTAAAAACATGACCGATCTGGAGCAGGAAGAAAACGATACAGATTTCTATACCGGTGTGTATCCGTTCTGGTATTCCGAGTCTGAAGATGGCGGTCTTGTTACACTTTCTACCAACAACGGAATCGTTAATGCGCCTGGCACTTACGATTTCGTGAAAATCATGCCATTGGATCTTTCGTCTGAGAATTTCAGTAAGGAGACGACTGACAGCGAAGGCTATACGACCACGATTGAAAAGCCGACAGAGGCGGAGCTTCTTGCTGCGGCACAGAAGTATATTGCTGATAATAAAATCGGCATTCCAAAAGTGTCTTTGGATGTATCCTTCGTGATGCTCGCACAGTCAGAGGAGTATAAGGACTTTGCACGTCTGGAGACTGTGAAACTGTGTGACACAGTAACAGTCGAATTCGAAAAACTCGGCGTGAAGACGACCGCAAAATGCATTAAGACTGTATATAACGTGTTGACAGATAAGTACGACTCTATTGAGCTCGGAGAACCAAAATCCTCTTTGGCCGAAACAGTTAGCAATCACGGAACACTGATTGAAGAAGCTTCGGATAAGAGCTATATGGAGCGTGCAATTCAAAATGCAACAGATCTTATCATGAGTGGTAAGCTCGGTGGCTATGTGACTGTCACCAAAAATGAGATTTATATCGCTGATAACAAGGATCTTGACAAAGCTACGAAAGTCTGGCGATGGAATTCTGGTGGTCTGGGATATTCTTCTACTGGTAAAGACGGTCCTTTTGGAACAGCTATTACCAGTGATGGAAAGATCGTCGCTGACTACATTACTACCGGTAATCTGGATTGCAGTGTACTGAACGTTTCCAATATCCACGGCGATTCTATTCTTGTGGATACGATTGGCGCTTTGGACGGTATCAACCATAAAAGCGATGGCTATCAGTACATTAAAACCGGACTTCTTGGTAAAGATCCTCGTGGCATGGATGAATACGGTATTGCTGTTGGCAAGATCACAACTAACACAGACGGTTCTCTTGACACCACACAGGGCGAATATGTCAAGATAACCTCCGGTCGAGTTTCGTTCATGCAGAATAATACTGAGGTTGCTTATATGTCGGGTGGTAAGCTTTATATTGCAAATGGCGATGTCGAAGCCAGTGATTTCAAATTCACTGGTGGCAGCAGCATCAAAACCCAGCTTGAAGCACTAGCCAACAGCGTAAATAGTAATGGGTTTGACTTCGAGATCGACGGTGGCGGTTGGCTTCGTATTACGAATGCCAGTTCTGCTTCTCATGCTGTTGAACTTGGTTCTGATGGAGCATTACGATTAATTGCTAACAGCGGCGATATTTTCCTCCAAGCTGGCAGTGCAACAATCCAAATGCACCATGATACAGGAAAGGTTGCAATATCTGGCTTGGATGTTACTCCAGTTTTTGGGTGAGGTGATTTGAATGCCTACTTTGACTGGTGTCTCAGGCACTCCTACATCCATTACACTCACGGTTTCAGGTATGTCTAGTTCGACAACCTACAGGCGAACCTATAAATGGATCTTGAACAGTGTTGTCATGAAGACGACTACTGATCCTGAGCCTCATACCACTTCCGCCAGTGCATATATTAGCGGCCTAACGCCGAGCACTGCCTATCAGTGTAAGGTTGAAATTTATAATCCTGGTGGTTCAAAAGTTGCCGAAGCAGGCTATATCCGTGTGGTCACACTTGATCCGGATCCTCAGCCGGTCACTGTCACAATCTATAACTACTTGGATGGAAGCAATACCCTAGTCAATGGCTCGTTTACTGGTGACATTGGCAATACGTTTTATATTTCGGCTTCTGGCACCCAGTATCAGACATATTCGCAGCAATACGAATTCCAATACTTTACGCTATCAACTCAGAGCTACAATATAACGCATGATGCCAGCTATCCCATTACGATCAAAGCTGGGCTCATCGTCCGAGCTTATTATAAGTCCATTCGATATCCGTATACAGCATACGTTTATATTGATGGCAGTCTTGCTCGGACTACTCAGAATACAACGAATACAGAATCCAAAGTCAGGATTTCAGACCTTGCTGCCTACACTGCATATGCGGATGCCTATGATTTCCAGTATGCAAAAGTGGGGGATTCATCTGTAGAGTATGCTTCGTATTCTCTGATCAATCTTACTCAGGGAAGTATGACATACATTTCCCTGTACTTTGTGAAGAAATTGTATCCATATACGATTTATATTTACATTGATGGTACGGCCGGACCAACTACCACAAATACAACGAACACTGAGTCTTCCGTACTTATATCTTCTCTTCCAGCATACATAAACTATGCTGCCGACTATGACTTCCAGTATGCTACCGTCGTAGGTTTGTCTGGACAGTATAATGCTGATTCACGAATTACACTGACATCTGGTTCGACAACGGGGATTCGGCTGTATTTCAAGTCTAAGATCCGCTCCGTTGAGCCTATTATCAGCAGCGTAACGACTACGAGTACAACTGCGACAATCAACTGGAGCAAAAATGGCGGTACAGAAGGCGTCTGGGTTATTTACTATGGACTCTCTTCTGCAAGCATGGTGAGCGGTGGTTATATTACATCTTCTCCGGCCACAATTACTGGATTGACTCCGGGCAAGACGTATATTTTCTATATTCAGAACTATGTAAGCTCAAGCGATAAGGCTAACAGTAATTCAGTAACTGCTGCAACCAATGAAGCTATCGGATATTTTGCGTGGACAAATGACGATGCTACCAATATTCAGACTGGACAGCCTGTTACAAATCTGACAGCCTCAGCCTGGCAGAATTTAATTGCCAAAGTAGCTGCTTGCGGAGGAAGCACCGGATCGATTCCGACAGCATCTTCTGGAACAAAAATTACAGCTAATCACTTCAATCAAATGCGCAATGCAATTTCGGGACTTACAGGCGCAGGATCTGTTGCCTCAAGTGTTACGTCTGGCACGTCCAAGGTTATAGCATCCTTGTTTGCCAATGCAACAACTGCCCTGAAAGAAGCAATCAATCGGGCGATCTCAGCTAAAAATAATCAATAGGAGGTAGCATATCGATGACTTTGAAACTGAATGACGAAGTTGTTACTATTACGAACTTCTTCGAGAATCTGGGCAGTGCTTCTCTGAATGCTACGAACTCTTTCGTAGTTACCAGTGAATCTGAATTCCCAGATTATTCCGGTCTGAACGGAATCTCTTTGACAACCTGCATCATCACCAATGAAGATGGTGTTCGGATTCCGACACAGGGACTTTACAAGAAAGTTGATGCAATTACGGTCGCTTACGACGACGCAAATAAACTTTATACTGCAAACATTATTCTGGTGTAAAGGTGGTGACCTAAATGGGTGTTACCACTTATATACCTCCATCGGATCGAATCATCCATAACACAGCAGTAGACTTTGGTGAGAGATGGTCTCTCGGAACTGCTGTCAATCTCATGCAGTATGATAAAACTTTACCGATTATTGCCGTTTCACTTTATTCCGGTGGGCAACCTTACACAATCCCGTCTAGTGCAGATTTGAATGCACGAGTTGGTAAATCCGACGGAACAAAAGTATACAATCCAGTGCTAGGCTGCAATTCTACACGAAATGTGGCATATATTGAGGTCACTCGCCAGATCAGTGCTGCTTATGGCCCAGCACTTGCTACTCTGGAGCTTATTATTGAGGGTAACGTAGCATATTCTAGCTACATCCTTCTTGATGTTGCAAAAAATCCAGCGCAAGATGATGCTATTGAGTCTACTAATGAGTATAAAAGCCTCCTTGAAGCCATAAATGACGCAAAGGATGCAATCGGGAAACTGCCTATTATTCAAAATGGAACTTGGTGGTTATGGAACTCTGAGAAAAAGGCATATGTCAATACCGACTTTCCCGCACGAGGTGAGACTGGTTTACAGGGTAAGCAAGGTGAAACTGGTGCAACCGGCAATGGAATTGCCAGCACTATTCTGAATGATGACTATACACTCACTATTCAGTTTACAGATGGTACCAGTTATACAACTCCTTCTATTCGTGGCAAGATTGGTCCGACTGGATCTCAGGGTCCGCAGGGATTGACTGGCGAAACTGGTGCAACTGGCAACGGAATTGCTAGTACGGTCCTGAATGATGATTTCACGCTTACTGTCCACTTTACCGATGGCACGAGCTATACGACTCCGTCTATTCGTGGAGCCACTGGTCCTCAAGGTAAGCAGGGCGAAAAAGGTGAAACTGGTAGTGGATTCAAGGTTCTTGGATACTATACCACGGCATCAGCACTGTCTGCTGCTGTAACCAATCCTGCTGCTGGTGATGCTTATGGGATTGGCACTGGCGAGCCGTATGACATCTATATTTGGGATGGCGTCAATCACAAATGGGTAAACAATGGTGCTTTGCAGGGTGCTCAGGGCATTCAAGGCGAGCCGGGTATCCAAGGTGAACAAGGTGTGCCAGGAATTCAGGGTCCTGCTGGAAAAGACGGGAAGACACCAGTTGTTGGCGTAGACTATTTCACAGAAGCCGATAAGACTGCCATGGTAAATAGTGTTTACGCGCTGATTACCAATGGCGATACCGCTTCATATGGCAGTTAAGGAGGAATGGAACTATGATTGAGAGAATTGCTAGTCAGTCTGTTCCAATCCGACTTGGGTATGCCGGTGAAAATGAGGCTCTTCGCATTGGATTTGACCTGAGTTCTTTGAAGAGCTCGTTTCCTGGTGGGCATCCATTATTGGTGGTGAAGCGTCCTGTCGACATTGATGCATATCCAGTGTCACTAGAGATCGTTGATGATTTCGGATGGTGGACTGTGTCAAATGTAGATACAGAACAGGCTGGATATGGCAATTGCCAGATTCAGTGGTATCTCGGGAATCGACTTGCCAAGAGCGAGCAATACTTATTCTTCGTGAATAAAGCCCTTGCTACTGGAAGTACACAACCTCCAGAAGCCGCTGAACAGGTAGTTAAGGAGGAATGGAACTATGATTGAGAGAATTGCTAATCAGTCGGTTCCAATCCGACTTGGCTATGCCGGCGAAAACGAGGTCCTCCGCATCGGGTTCGACCTGAGTTCTTTGAAAAGTTCATTTCCTGGCGGACATCCATTGCTGGTTGTGAAACGTCCTTCCGACATTGATGCATATCCAGTGTCACTAGAGATCGTTGACGATTTTGGATGGTGGACTGTATCAAATGTAGACACAGAACAGGCTGGATATGGCAGTTGTCAGATTCACTGGTATCTCGGGAATCAACTTGCCAAGAGCGAGCAATACTTATTCTTCGTGAATAAAGCCCTTGCTGCTGGAAGCACACAACCTCCGGAAGCTGCTGAACAGTGGTATGATGACTTTGTCAAGAAGATTGGAAGCCTTGACGCTCTTAAGACGACAGAGAAGACTTCCATTGTCGCAGCCATCAATGAACTGTTCGATTTGCTTCAAAATGGGGGTATACCCGTAGCAAGTGAAACGCAAATTGGCGGCATTATGGCAAGTGATACAATTACCGTCGATGAAGACGGTAAGGCACATGCTTCGGTCTCTCAAATGTATGCTACAGAGGATGAAGTTGATGCAATGATGGATGACGTTTTCGGCGGATAACGCCGTAAGCAAATAATCGAAAGGAGTAATTCAATGGGTCTTTCGAATTTGATTACTGTTCAGACGCTGAAAACAGCGATCGAACGGCTGAAAACCGAGTTTGGTGAACTCGGTGGCGGCGCTTTATATGGTGGCATCAAGAGCGATTTATCAGCATCGGACACGAGTGTCATCGAAACATATTTTGCGCAAGATGGTGCCCCGACTCCGAAAGCTGGCGACGTATTTATTGTGACGACCATTGTCAACGAGAAAACCTATGAGCAGTCTGCTTATGGGTATAACGGGACACAGTGGATTGCTATGACAGGCAATGTCGATGCGGATAAGGTTATTATGCGGGAGGATTTGACGCTCGCTGGTAATTATACGCAGATCGGTAACTGGACAAAGGCCCAGAATGGCACTTTGAAAAAGGCTGTATCTGGTATGTCTGTTGCCGCGATTTTAAAAGATCTGACATCTATGGTTCTTCAGCCGAAGATCACAGGCCAGCCGTATATCACTGGCTTTGCGCTCAGTGGTGCTGGTGCTGTGGAAGCTGGTACACAGATCGCATCTCCGGCTTATACCGCAGGTGCGCTGAATCCCGGCTCGTACTCGTTTGGTCCGAAGACTGGAACCGGCGTCGTTGCTTCTCATTGGAAGGTCGAGCGGATCACGGACAAAGGCACAACGGTTGTGACAGAAGTCGATACCGCTTCTCTTACCGCTGGTAATGATGCACATGATGGTGTTGCATTTATCATTGGTGACAGTGGCGAAGACAATGCTGTCGCTAGCCTGAAGTATCGGGCGACGGTGACGCATGGTGCCGGTGTGCAGGCCGAAGACAACCTTGGTGGCGCGTCTGATCCTGCCGTGGCAATCACCGCCGGTACCAAGACAAAAGATACCAGCGCCTATACACCATATCGTAATTACTTCTACGGTGCCACTGCTGCGAAACCGGCGCTTGACAGTGCATATATTCGCGGTCTTACGAAGAGTAATCGGGCGTATACTGCCGGTACAATCACGCTGCATATTCCGGCAGGGGCGACTCGTGTGGCGATTGCGTGCATTGCTGGCAAAACCGGCGTGACAAAGGTCATTAACGAGACAGCCCTGAATGCAGATGTGACCGACACATTCACCAAGAAGACGGTCGCCGTCGAAGGCACAAACGGCTATACTGCAAAAGATTATAATGTGTGGGTTTTCGAACCGGCTATTCCATACGAGAATGCTGCGGTTCTCAAAGTCACGCTCAGTTGAGAGGAGGGAATGAAATATGGCTGTTATTAACACCCAGGATAGTTACGCCAAGATGGAATTCCCGCTGACGATTAAGCGGCAGGATGCATTTAGCATGGACCCCACCGAGATCTGGCCCTCTCTTGAGGCCGCTCAAGAGTATGCACGAAGCAACCCTACAGCCTATGTCGGGCAGGAGTTGGCCGTCATTGTGAATGGTGAAGCACAGCGTTACTTCATCAAAAACGCAGCTGGCGATCTGGTTAGCAATGGTGGCGGCGGTATCGATGAATCGTCGATTGCATCGGATGCTGAAGTCGCAGAAATGCTGAACGAAGTGTTTGGCGAATAATACATTCGCATCTTTAAATATATAAGGAGGAAAATCAAAATGGCATATGATACCTCTAAACTAACAAAACTTGCGGCTCTTAAGGCTCTAGCACAGAAGGTTCAGAGTTCCTACGCACTGCAGAAGGATCTGACGGCCCTGTCTGAGAGAGTTAATGACCTCGTTACCGCTGGCGGCGAGCCCAATAAGTTGGAAGGCATCAAAATTAACGGCACGCTGCTGACTCTGACCGACAAGATCGCTGATATCCTCATTCAGGAGAGTACCGCGAATGGCAATATCAGTGTTAATAACGTCGACATTCCCATTCATGGCCTGGCAGCTCTCGCCTATAAGTCTGAAGTTGCTGAGAGTGATCTGGCTGCTAGTCTGAAGGCTATCCTCGACGCCAAGGCAAAGCAGGCTGACCTGGATACCCTGACTGGTACTGGCGAAGGCTCCATCAGCAAGATGATTGATGCAGCCATCAACAAGTTCGCCACAGATGTAACTGACGACAATGTGGTCAACAGCTACAAGGAGCTAATTGACTGGGTTGCTGCGCATGGTCCTGAGGCAACTCAGATGGCTAGTGGCATCAGTGAGAATAAGACTGCTATTGCCAACCTGAAGACTCTTGTTGGCACACTGCCCGAAGGTGCGACCTCTACCACCGTTGTCGCCTACATTACCGAGGCCATCAATGCTCTGAGTATCGGTGACTACGCCAAGACCACTGAAGTCACTGCCGCAATCAACACTGCCCTGGCGGCTTATGCCAAGACGAGTGATGTCAATGCTAACCTTGCGCAGAAGGCTGACAAGGTCGCCAATGCTACCAATGGCCACTTCGCTGGTCTGGATGCAAATGGCAATCTTACTGACAGCGGTAAGAAAGCTTCTGACTTTGTCGCTGCCGAAACCGGAAAGCGTCTGATGACCAATGCCGAGGGTACCAAACTTGGCGGTATCGCTGCGGGCGCTACCAAGGTCGAGGCCTCTACGACCAATGGTAACGTCAAAATCAATGGCACCGAAACGAAGGTGTACACGGAACCCGCTGACGTTGTTCACGGCGCTATTGCCACCGATACCGAGGTCACGGAGATGCTGAACGAAGTGTTTGGCACGACGACCTGATATTTTGCGCGGAATTTGCGGGGGTGAGGTGTCTTGCCCCCGCCACCCGCTTTAATCGTAAGAAAATGCGAGGTGGAAAACATGTCAACTGAAAAACTTACGATGATGGGTCATTTGAAGGCTCTGGCCCAGCGATTACAGAATACCAGAACTACTATTTCACAACTCGCACAGGCAACGACGGCTGCGATTGATGAACTGAGCCAAAAGGTTAACAGTTTGACAGATGGTGACACCGTGAAATACGGTGATGGAGATACGGAGGTGTATGGAACATGAGCGAATCCGGCAAAGTCGTAGTGACTAAAGCGAAACTCGATGAATTGGCAAATAGGATCAATGAAAAGGCCGGTTCTACTGGTCCTAAAACAATTGCTGAACTTACTCAAACTGTAGCTAATATTCCATCAGCGCTTGTCACGTCTGTCAACGGCGCGACTGGCGTGAAGAGCACATTTTATGTGACAGTGACGCGAGGAGACAGCAATAGTGCAACTGCCGACAAAACGGCTGAGGAAGTGTATGCAGCATATGAGGCAGGGTATGCAGTGTATGCAATAGTAAACCACAAATCCGATGATGTCGCACCAATCATGCTTCCAATGGTCGTAGGGTTGAAGTTTTACGACCAAGTGATACTTTCATTTGTAGTGTTGAGCGGGTTCGAATATACGACTGTGGCCTACAACGGATCTGCTTGGGCGGTAATGACCGGAATGCTGGCAAGTCGCGAGGATATACCAACGATTCCGGAGTACCTCCCGAACCCGAATGCGCTCAACATCAAGATCGGTGATACGACGACGAGCTACGACGGAAGCGCGGCGAAAACCGTGGAAATCCCAAAAGATGTGCCGTCTGTTACAACCGCTGATAATGGCAAATTCCTGCGTGTGGTAAATGGTGTCTGGGCTGCTGCGGCCATTGACAATGCAAACGGGGTGAGCTTCTGATGGCGGAATATCTGACAAACACAGCTGACCTGACGGCGGTCGCCAATGCAATCCGCGAAAAGGGCGGAACGTCCGAGCAACTAGCATGTCCGGATGGATTTGTGGCAGCCATTCAGGCAATTCAGACTGGTGCTCCACTACAAATTGCTGTCACAACGAACGCCGGTGCAACCGTTACAGCTACGAAGGGCAGCAAGACAGTTTCTGGCACAGCTGATACGAGCGGACATTGCACGCTAACAGTTGACGAGGCGGGAACGTGGACTGTAACAACGGCTACAGCGAGTACAACAAAAACGTCTGATGTTGTAGTCGGGATAAGCAATGTGGACTTACTCCCAGTTGATTCTGTATTTGGAAATAACAGTTGGGCTGCCATTATTAAGGCTTGTAAAGAAAAGCAAGTTCCAGACACTTGGAATGTCGGCGACAGCTGCAACATGACAATTAATAATAAGACCTATGCAATCGACATCATCGGCAAGAACCACGACGATTATGCCGACGGCTCGGGTAAGGCTCCGTTGACGTTCCAGATGCACACGACCTACGCGACGCAGTACAAGATGAATGGCGTAGAGCGCAATGACTGCGGTTGGAAGAACTGCCTAGTGCGGATATTCAACGCGTTCCCGAAGCTAAAACAGGTGATGCCGGCGGAGGTCGTGGCCGCGCTGAAGGGCGTGACAAAGAAGACCACAGCAGGCAATGCGAGCTCTGCCATCGACACGACGACGGACACGCTGTTCCTGCTATCGGAGATCGAGGTGCAGGGCACGCGGACGCATTCCTACGCGGGCGAGGGCACGCAGTACGCGTATTACCAGACAGCGGCCAACCGGAAGAAAAATCGTGCATGGTATCTGCGCTCGCCGAGGATCAACAGCACCAGTTGCTTCTGCAGAACGGGATGGGACGGCGAAGCGGACTGGAGTGTCGCGTCCGAGGTGGATGGCATCGCAGCGGCATGGTGCTTCTAAGGAAAGGAAATGGTTCATGCAAGTATTTGCTAATATTGTCACCATTTGCACTGGGATCACAGCAATCCTAGCGCTTATCATCATGCTGGTGAAGCCTCTTCGGAATCGATTTTTCGATTTCACTTCGATTCGTGAAGGT